AACGAGGGAGTTTACACGGACCAGAGCTTCGGCTCTCCGGCTGGACGCCTCATTTTACAGCACCAGTTTATCAAACGTTGTTTTCAATTGGCAGCGAGAGCGCCATTATAGTTCCGCAGCCAAGAAAGGAAGTTCTGATGCGTGGTTTAATAGGGGCGGCTTTCTTAGCGTCAATGTTGGGTAGCTTTCCTTGGGGCAGCGGGCCAAGAGACCGGTCTATGGATTATATAAAATCAGAGCGGAAGTGCCTTCGTTGTGGCAAGCCGCACACACACTCAAACTCATTCTGTAGTGCGGAATGTTGCCGTGGTTGGGCTGCGGAAAGGAAGCTGCGGAGTCGCTGCCAACTGCAAACAACAGGCACAGCCGTAAACCAGTAGGCATCCGGCGTGTGCCGGACGTTAGGTGCAATATGGCAAATTATGAAATTATAGGCGCGGGGCAAGACACGGAGCGTCGTGCGCCGAAAACAAATACATGCGGAGATGGTGCAGCGATAGCACAGTCTCTATTCCAAGAGACAGATGGCGGTTTGACTCCGACCTCTCCGCTCCACCTTGTTTTTAAGGTTGTTAATTCTTCCTGTGCCGCGCTTGCGTATCGTAAGTGGCACTATCTTGGCGACCAAGGATTTCTCGCCACTCTGTCGTTTGGAGCTTTTTTCGATGGCCACCTTGTCGGCGCTATTTCTTACGGCACGCCAAACGCGACCGACTTGAAAGGGTACTGGAATCGAAACACTCAAGCTCTGTGGTGGGAAATCAAGAGGTTGGTGTTGAAAGACGAGTGCCCAAGAAATTCAGAAAGCAGAATGATCGGAGTTACTATTCGGTTGTTGCAGAAAATGGCATACGTAAAGGGAATCGTGACATACGCTGACGATAGCGACGGTCATTGCGGTACGATATACAAGGCCAGTGGATTCACGGCACTCGGAATGACTGCGGCAAAGAAAGACTACGTTGTCGATGGCGTAGTCAAGCAGCGCGGAAAGACAAAAGGCATGGGTGGCGTATGGGTTAATAGGTCTCGCAAGTGGCTGTTCATAAAGCAATTCAAAGAGCGCCCGTCCTGGGCGCAATACAGCCCCGCGCAGAACACTATGGAAATTTGCCATACAGCACCTAACAGCGCAAGCATGCAAATTGCGCTTGATTTGTAGTAAAAATATTATAGGCGCAATCAGCATGCGTTGCGCAAACCGTTGGTTGCAATTCCGGTTTTGAAAACCATTTACTTTGAGGTGGCGCTAAATGCGAAAAAACATGGAGGATCTCAAGGCTTTTTTAGGCGGTGAAGATTTGTGCCCAACGTGTGCGGCGTCTCTCGATTGTATTAAAAGAAAAATTGCAGGTGGGAGTTTTAAAGTCACAATTTGTTCCGACCATGCGCCACGGAATGCTGTGGAAGCAAAACCGGAACATCAACCAACTGCCGTAGCACCACATTAAAACGATGGTGCGTACGGCCCACGTTGTACAAAATGCGCTGGCTTTGGAAACTTTGAGGCGGCGCGAATACAAATTCAAAAGCGAGGAATTAAATGTTTAAAAGAAAAATGATCGTAGAAATGCCAGACAATTCAAAATGGGAAATTCCATTAAAAATTGTTGAAGATAATATGAAAGAAAACGGAATTGATGATGAATACCTTGATAATTACGATGATTTTGACTTTATTGATTGGGCGCAAAACAACATGAACTGGAGCGATGTTTTGCCGTTTGCAAAAATGGTTTCTTCGCCTGTTGTTGATTTTGAAGACGGATGGGCAAACGGGGAAAAAGAAATACATAAATACGAAGACGCGCCGCAGGAAACAGCAGAAGCCAGCGCACTTCGTACAACTGGCGCAGCTTAAAACGGGGTACCGCTTCAAATGGAAGTTCGGCATACATCAACCAACAAATAAGGTTTAAAATGGAGCTAAATTTTATGGAAGATTTACACGGTTGGCCTCAAATAATGGTTATTGCTCTATTAATAGCTCCTATAGTGTTAGGGTTTATTTACCTTTACAATATGTAGCGCTCCACTTCAAACATTTATCGGTCGTTGATGGAATAATAAAATGTATAACGAAAAACCAGAAGAATGCGAAGCGTGCAAATTTGAAACGCACGATCTTGAATTTTATGAACATGGGCTTGGATATCCAAAAGATAAAGGGCATTGGATTTGTAAAATTTGTGCATGCACCTTTTCTGGAAATGCACACAGGGCCCCACACTGCTACGATCAGAGAGAAATATTGCACATGATGGCTTATTGCACAAACATTATTCTGAAAGAAATAAAAAAATGGAAGTCAAAATAATACTTTGTGAACATTGTAAAGGTACTGGTAAGGTTGAAAATAGAGAGCTGACCAATTATCACCATAGAGAGTGGGACGTGTGGGACGATCGCTGCGGCGTGTGCGACGGAGCTGGAAGAGTAAAACAAACTGTAACTATCAGTAAGATTGCTAAATTCGAACTTGAGTTAAGAAAAAAGCCAAAATGAAAAAATACGAACAGCCCAAACCATCATCATTTGTCGCATTCCCAAAACCAATTCGGTTAAAAAAGTCTCCTACTAAAATAAGGCGTGAAGCAGCTGAAACAGATTGTGAGGGAAACGCAGTCGCAATACCAGACCACAACGACTTGCTCTCCAAATGCGTCGAGCTGATTCAGTCTGAGCCCGGTATGGACTATCTGCATATCCCAGATTTAATCTACCGGTTAATTCAGTTTTACAACCCAGATGACAAATTATCTATCGCAATTGACCGGGCAATGGGGACTGCCCAGGGGTTAAAAATCAAACAGGAGATTGCCGAGGCGTTCAAGAACAAACCAGATCTCATTGTCTACTATCCAATAGGCAATGGATTCTCACTAACATACCAGGGGGACGTTAAAACTGGTGGCGGCAAGCTTTCCCAGGGTCAGCGCCGGTGGGGACGTAAAACGTCTGTGTGTGAGATAAGGGATATTGATAAATTCAATACTGCATTAGGAGCGCTCAGAGTCTACGGTGATGCGTTAAGAAAAATAATTTTTCCAGAAAGTAGTGTTTTATGAGCATAGACTGGAAAACGCAAACCCTTGTTGTAAAATGCTCTTGTGGTTGGTTTGGATTAATGAATGAGTGTGAGCGAAAAAGCGTTAATGGGTTTAGAAGAAGCGTGTGTCCGTCATGTTTAAACCCGCCAAAGCACACTAGAATTGTAAACATAAGAGCGACTCCTAGAATGGCAAAATGCACAAGCTGTAATAACGCAAAAAAGTCCACAAAAATATTACACATGTTCCGGGCAATGCCGCTGCAGTCCCATGACGATTTTTATTGCGGATGTCAGGGGTATCGATAATGAGCGTAAATATGAAAGTAGTAAGAGGTAATATGAAAAAACGGTTGTTCATTAAATTAGTAAAAGGGTTTCGACCAGAACCCGGTACTAAAATAAAATCATACGCAAAGGCTAGATTAATGCGGCGAGAAGAGCGCTTGTTATTGCAGCGAGGGTGGATTGTAAAGGAAATGTTTTGGAAAAAAGGCGATACTTATGATGTGATGCTATCACACAAAAACATTCGAATGGATAAGGTGTGGTCAGATTGTGGCTATTAATTTTCAAAAACTTCGTCAAAAAAGTGGATCGGTTGGAGAGGAGATTGTTGCAGCTCAAATGAGAGTTGCTGGATATTTGTTTATTGAGCAAGTAAATACCGCCTTGAGAGCCAAGCTTACAACTGAAGGTGTAAAATACTACGCAAAAAAAACAGTATCCGGAGATATCCGAGCAATCAACTCGAAAGGTGGATCCGTTCTCGTTGAAGTTAAAAAACATGATTCCGGAAATCTCCCGTGGTCCTGCCTTCGAAAACCCACCATGGGAGGCATTGGGCAAGCTGCAACATTGACGTGTCACTCAAAAATACAAGGCACTGAAACGTACTTGGCATGGGTAAAGGGTGGCAAGGTTAAATTTATGAAGTGGCCGGTGCCTGGGTTTTGTAAGGATGGGGATTCGGTTAAATGGTGACTCTAAAATACGAGGAAGAGGTTGTTGCTGGAAGGTTCATGCCAGTTAGCAAAGCGCCAAAACCTGACTCTCATATGGAGCTGGTTGATTACAATAAAAAAGGGTTGCAGATGCGACCAAAGTTAAGTGTTTTACATCGTGAAAAATATGATTTTACTGATTTGAGCGAGCGCAGCGTTAATCATGGTTCTTAAAAACACCGTTTATCACATAGTTAAAAAAAATCAACACTCAATAGAGTTGGTAACTCAGTCAGGAAAAGTAGTTGTGCCTAACTGGTTTGTTATCTCGGGTTTTGACGATTCTCCGTGTGGATCGGTATGGGACAATCAAGACGGATCATTGCAGATGCGTCGTGAAATAAAAAAGAGTTATAAAAAAAAGGATGAAGTTACTGGTCCAGACTTGTTTGGCGGAGACACTAAAATAGTGGATCCGGCAAAAAGCCCATACACTCGGTTTAAGCAGGAAAAGAATTATCGAACAGCTGATGGACATGAAAATTGCGGAAATTGTTTTTTTGGATGTAAGGTAAATAAATACAAAAAGTGTCACCTAATGGGGGTTTCAGCTTCTATGATGAGTGACGTTTCTGGAAAAAAAGTATGTAACGCCTGGGCTAATCACCTCCCCTCCTTAAGCCCATTGGTCCGCCATTGAATTTTACCAGGTACTGCGTTGTTGTTTGTATGCCGGTGTGCTCGTCTTCAATCAGTAAAGTTTCATTGAAGTATTTTGGTTTTTTGCAGTAACCAGAATTTAGTTCACAGTTAGTTTTATCTAAACATGAAGCGCATTCGGATAGATTGTTTTTATTTTGCACACTTTACCTTTCGTCTTGGGTCTTTAGCGCCGGCTGGAATAATCCAGTCATGCGCTTTTTTTTCTGCACCTTTAACTCTACCCGCTGCACACAGCTGGCGAGCCCTCACTGCACTGACTCCCAATCGTTCCGCAAATTCTTTGCAGCTCAATATTTTCATTCTCCTCCTCTCTTGCGTGATATGCGCAAACTTTATACTTATGTCTAAACCCCTGCTGTAACCCAACACGAGTCCCGCAATACCAACAGCTGGTAATTCCCTTATTAGATTTCATAAGGGCAATATGGTCCCAATTGCGTATCCTACAGCAACGGCTCCCGCAAGCAAGAGAAAGAAAAGCCCGACAATGAGGCAGTCAGCGTTATTGTTTTTCGAAATCAAAAGGATACCACCACTTCTTCAAAGGTTATGTACTTTGGTTGCCTCTCAGCAATCTTGTCTGAAATTGATGACAATCCATTCCATGGAATAAAAAAGAACTTGTCAGTCGCTGTGTTTGTTATGAGCATGTAAAGCATGTGCCCTCCTGAGTGTGATTGATTAATGTTAATATAGCGATAAAGATATGGTTTTGCAATGAAAAAATAAAAATAATTATAGCTTTTATAAAATTATTTAGTATATTAAGAACTCATGGACCTCGGAGGTGGTACTTTTTTATCAACCCCTTGCCACCTTCGAGTATCCGTTTTAACTAAAGCGCAGGAAGCGCAGATGATTAAAAAGCCCGCATCAAAAAAAACAAAAAGCAAGCCCTTTGTGTGTGGACCAAAGGCACTTCTTGCTATAGCTGAAAAAAAACAATTCGTTGAGTTTTACATCCAGGCAAAAGGAAACCTCTCGGAGGTTGCTCGTAGAATGTGGCCAAACGAGATTTTCAGGTCAGCTTATGATAAAGCTCAATCTATGCTGCATACTCAAAGCGTAAATACTGAGCTTATTCACAGAATAGATAGTTGGAGAAAGAGCAATATAGAAGAGATGACTCCAACGACGGACAAAGTTCTAGCGCACCTGGCAGCCTGCGGATTTTCAGATATGGGCAACTATTTGAGTTGGGGGCCCGCCGCACCCAGCGAAAATGGAGATGAGACAACTGACTCGGCTGACTTGTATGCTGTAAAAGTTGTGCCGACACAGATGCTGGGAACTGCAACCCGGGCAATTAAAAAAGTTGAAGTAAAACAGGATATAAACCCACTTGGCCAAATATGCGGGCAAACAATTAAGCTTGAGCTGCACGACAAAAAAGGACCGCTTGAGCTGATGGGAAAACACTTGGGTATGTTTAAAGAAGATGCTGCCCCTGTTGCAGCTGCAGGGGTCGGACTCAATAATATGGATTTGTCAAAGCTGTCTTCGGAAGAGCTGAAAGTATTTCTTGCTTTGGCAGAAAAGGTATCTGGGTGATGCAGAAAATCAACCCAAATATCACAATGCCTACTACGCAAGCCATTAAAGGTGAGCTCGCCCGCCGGACACAGCTCTACTTTATGCAATATCTCTGGCAGGTTCGCTCTCGCCCGATGGTTGTCGGATACCATACGCAAAAAATATGCGATAGACTGGACAAGGCGATAGAAGATTTTCGCAATGGGAAGAGCACCTACCTAATTGTCAAGGTTCCATTTCGCCACGGTAAGAGTGATATTATTTCCCGCTATTTTCCCCCGAGGTTTCTCGGGCTGTTTCCCGACGAGGAGATAATTGTTGCTGCATACACGAGCTCGCTGGTTGAGGGATTCTCTCGCTTTGCCCGCAACATAATGCTCGATGAGCGGTATCGCGCGGTGTTCCCGGGAGTAAAACTATCAAGCACTGATGCTAGTGTTAAAAATTGGGGCGTCGAGGGGCGCCAGGGGCAGGCTCGCTGGGTTGGTATCCGTGGATCGATTACCGGTAAAGGTGGCTCCCTGGCCATTGTAGACGATTTTTTCAAGGGTCGTGAAGAGGCTGAGAGCTCTCGGATCCGTGATAAGGTGTGGGAGAGCATTGAGGATGATATTCGCTCCCGTCTGGCTCCGGTCCACATAATGATTATTCTAGCAACCCCATGGCATATCGATGATCCGTTCGGGCGAATTGCCCGAAATATGAAAGAAAATCCAGATTTCCCAAAATTCGAAGAGCTAAAATTCCCAGCAAGATCTGACGTTTATCCTAGCGGGTATTTGTTTCCAGAGCGGTATTCTCTCGAGTGGTACCGGGGGCAGTTTGCTCGTCCGGCGTACTCGGTTGCCGGATTGCTGCAGTGTGAGCCGATCGGACGTGAAGGGGCATTTTTCAAAACGGACCGGATTGAATATATCCAGCCGGCTCAGATGCCTAGGGATATTGTGTATTGCCGAGGATGGGATTTGGCTAGCACGAAAAAGACCGTAGACAAAGAGGATCCGGATTATACGGTCGGAATCAAACTTGGTGTCCGGTGGCAGCAGCTGCCTAACGGGGAAAAAATACCAACCGTTTATATCGATGACATGGTCCGTGGCCGGTGGGATGCACCGCAAAGAGACAAAACAATCAAGGCTACCGCCATTGCTGATGGTGCGATAACAATCGGAGTTGAAGCTTTTGGAGGATACAAAGACTGCTACACCACACTGTCAAACGCCCTGCACGGACTGCGAGTCGTCAAAAAATTGCAGTTGCCAGGGGATAAAAGATCGAAGTGGGAAGTTTTGCAGGCTGCTTTTGAGGCTGGGAACGTTTACCTAAAAAGAGCGTCGTGGAACACTGATTTTTTAGAAGAGGTTGGTCTTGTCCCTGGTGCCGCTCACGACGATATTGCGGACGCCATGGTTGTAGCCTACGAAACGCACGCTCCAAATATTGCTCATGTGTGGTCTATTTATAACGGGGAAACGATGAGTTTTGCGGTTAATTTCGCAAACCTCTCCTCTCATTCAAAGCTGATATGCAGTCAATGGGTTGAGGATGATTTCACAACATCAATAATACTGGCAATGTGGAACGCAAACGCCGGACAATTGTGGGTTTATTGTGAAGTGGTAAACCCGACGTCTATGCCCGATATTGTGGTCCCTGTTGTTGAGGCAAACGTGAGATCGGTGTCTAAGGGTCATTTAAAAACAATGCAAAAGCACACTTGGCTTGGCAGCCCGCTGATGTTTGCTGCCAAAACAAACAGCTCTAGTGGCAACTACACCAAAGACAGTATGTCAAATGGATATCTGAAAAAAAAGATAAATATTGTAGACAATATTGGATATGACGAGCCAGGCTCAATAACGTTGATTTCTCAAATGATCTTCAATAAGCTGGTCATCATTAATTCTCGCTGCGGGGAGACTGCCCGACAAATGTCGTCGTGGATTATTGAGGCTGGGCGACCTGCAGCAAAAGGGTTTGGGCTTTGCAGGGCACTTTGCAATGCGGTTGGGTATTTAAAAGAGCGAGGGCATATGGAAAAAACTGATTTGAAGCTTGAGTCATACTCAATAAGAAAAACAAATGTTTTGAATAAATTAAACGCACCTGAGTCAGTAACGCAAACCAAAGCAGAAGGTGGGTGGATGGTATGAGTAATCGTGCAATGCGGCGTAAAGCGATGAAGGACAATAAAGAGTGGTCCATTGAAATGTACAACGCAATGAAAAAAGAGCAAGTCAGGAGTCGTCACTGGAACAATCTGGTAATGCAGATGGGGCCGGATTGGGTCCGAGAACTGCAGCAACATGTTCCTACTTGGGCGCTGCGCCTAGGCATTATGTTCAAGCAGGATTGGCTCAAAAAATTCTCAATCACCACAAAGCGCATTAGGACCAGCGATACAACGGCTTTACTTGTGATATATAAGTTTTGGTGGAAGGTTTTTGAGAAGGGGTATTCCAGTGCCGTGTAACCAGTGTGGGTGGTGCTGCGAGAACATTTTAATGCTCATGGGCTCCGACATGATCAGTAATCGATGGATTGAGGCTAGAGGGCTGCGGTCTCACGCTGTGTCGGTGGATGGAAAAATGCAGCTAGTTGCGGTGCCGCATGACTGCAAGCAGTTGTGCCATTCGTTTGTTGGCCCGGTTGTAAAAGAGACTAAAGTGTGTGTGGGCGGTGACGATCTGATGCTGATCCGCCAATGCCAGTTGCACGACACCAATAAAAAACCGATGGCTTGCGAGGCATACCCATATTGTATGGACAAAGAGTATGAAGGTTTTTCTCGCAATTCAATTCTTGGGCCTGCCTGCGGGTACCGGTGGGATAAAAAGAAAAAGAGGTATGTGTAATATGCTCACTGTTGAAATTCTAGTGCCGACCATCAAAAGCGCAGAGGATGTTTCCCCGGTTATTTGCGACCTGGAGGGATTCTGCTGGCCGGATAGGGTTATTGTCCACTCGAGTAAGGGGAGTGCCGCCCATAACCGCAACTGCTGCCTAAACCGATCGGCGGCCGATATTGTGGTGATGTGTGACGATGATCTGTGCGGGTTTTATCCAAAGTGGCACAATGCCCTGGTTGATGCCCTACTGGCTGATGACACACTGCTGATGGTATCCGCACGACTTATTAAAACCGATTGGTCCCCAGCGCTTATGATGGGTGCCGATCAAGGGGTACCTGGCACCACTGGAATAACAATCGTTCCGAAACTCCCGACAGCATGTGTCGCGTTCCGAAATGAGGACTTGCGGTTTGATGAGGCGTTTGTGGGGAGTGGGTTTGAGGATGACGACTTTCTGATGCAGCTGCGTCGGCGGCACCCGGGCGGTAGATTTGCGATTGTGGAGGGGTGCCGGGTTGTGCATATCAACGAAATGAAAAACCAGACCGGAGAGTTCTGGGATAAAAACAAGGCAACATTTGAACAGAAATGGGGGATTCATGCTTAAACCGTTTATTGATACGACAAAGCCGAGGTTTCACCGGACAGGTCCGCTTTATCTAACTGGGCTGATTGACTTTTGTATTCACGTTCCAGAATATTTAAGAGAGTGCCCTTTTGTGGAGATTGGTTGTTTTTCTGGCGAAGCCTCAGAGGTGTTTGCACAGATTTTTACTGGCCCAAAATATTTCGTTGATATTTGGGACAGAACGTATTTCAGCTTGAAAGAAGGAGAGAAGGGCCCAGAAGAAATCTTTGACGATAGAATGGCTCGTTTTGAAGGGAGTTTTACAAAAGTAAAGCTTTCAAGTGCGGAGGCCGCTCAAGGCTTTGTAAATTCAGGAAAAAATTTCGGAACTATCTATATCGATGCCGCCCACGATTACAAGAATGTGGTGTCAGACATAAACTCATGGCACCCACTTCTTCATTTAGGCGTAAGTGTTATTGGTGGGCACGATTACGATGCAACGGCGACGCATTTAGAAGACCACATCGAGGTTGTTAATGCTGTGAACGATACAATCGGTGTTCCTGATCTGCTTTTCATGGACTCGAGTTGGATGAAAATTGTGACTAAAGGGGTTGAGAAATGAATCAATGCAGGCGGATAGGCGTTGAAGTTACAAAGCGCTGCAACTGGAAATGTCAACAGTGCTTTTACCGGCACTCCCCAGGGTTCAACCAGGCAATAGACATTCCCCTGGAAACCATAATGCAGCAAGTCAGAGAGGGTAAGGACCGTGGGTGTGACCATTCAGTTATTGTTGGCTGGGGAGAGCCGACACTCTGGCCTCACCTGGTGCCGTGGGTCGAGGCGGTAAAAAATGAGGGTATGACTAGCTCAATAATTACCAACGGCACCGCAGACCCCGAGTACTATCAAGACTTATTTGATGCTGGCATTAACCATCTGCACTTGTCAATTCATGGAATAGGATCGGTGATAAATAAAATATCCGGATCCAGCGCTGCAGCCGGAAAACAAATGGCGATCATGGAGTATCTCAAAGAGACAAAACTCCCCTGGCGATCCAACACTACGCTGCAGCAGGACAACTACAAACAGCTACCTGAAATTGTCCAAACCATTATTGACCATGGTGCGTATCACGTCGTGTTGCTCAATTTTCTGCCGCACTACGAGTGGTCGGATCCGGAGAAGCTGCGCCAGGTTGCGGTGGATCCGAGGGTTTTGGCACCACTCATGGAGCAGTGCATTGACATGATTCTGGACGCCGGGCGGTTTGTGACGCTGCGCTATTTCCCGATGTGCCATTTAAAGCCCAAATACTGGCCGTACGTGACCAATGCGCGGTATGTGCTCTACGACCCGGGCGAATGGGACAACGGGCATTGCGGGGAACAACTAGCTAAACTATGGCGTTCTGCGTGCGAGCTGGGTGACGGGGTTGCTATTACAACCAGTCCGTGTTTGAGTTGCGCTCTCAGAATACATTGCGGCGGCTGGAATAAAATTTACGCTTCGGGGTTTGATGGTGCCGGGTTAACACCTCTTGATATTTCTATTGCGTCGATTCTTGATTTAGGAAGAGAGTTTTTTGATCCCGGATATTTGTTTGACCAGAATCCGTTTAATGCTACGAGGGGGTATGTGTGAACAAACACACAGAAGGTTATCGCGATGTTCTTGACATTATTAGCGAAATTCAAAACACTGCAAAAAAATGCTATTGCAGCGGAGAATCCCTAAAGTGCTCTGCTCGTGTTTACCCTCAAGTGGGAAGCGTAGCGTATATAATAAAATGCTCACAATGTGGCAAAGAGTTTTCTGGCACAAAACCAGCCGACCTGGTGCTTGCCTGGAATGAATGGGTTAAGTCGGCGCTTGAGAAGAGAAAAAAGGAAATATTAGAAGCTGCCGGCATTAACCTTTCAAAATCAGCAGACGCCTTTCTGGAGGTTTGGAACAAAAAGCAATTCCAGTGCTACCTAACATCTGTAGACAACGGATGGCACGAAAGCACAATCAACTTTCCAGCCTTTATTGCGTTGTGTCATTCTGAATTGAGCGAGGCTTTGGAGTGGGCACGCAATGGCACTCTTTTGCACTCTGACCATATCCCTGATTTTTTAGGAATTGAGGAAGAGCTTGCAGATGTGGTAATCAGAATTATGGATTACGCAGAAAAGGAGCACTTGCGAGTGGCTGAAGCTATCATTGCAAAAAACGAGTTCAATAAAAACAGAGGCCACAAACACGGCGGAAAAAAATTCTAACAAAGGCGGAGAGTTGTGAAAATTGTAAATGCAGGATTTGAGATACTGACATGGATCAATCACGAGCAAATGTTGAGGGATATTGAAGTTGCTGGTCGAGTGTGCTACAAGTCTGAAGATAGGCATACTGCAGATGGCAGTTTAAAATTTGTCAAAAACCTGATCTCCCGAGGTCACGAGTCAGTGCTGGAGCACCAATCTATCTCTGTCAAAATAATCTGTGATCGCGGGGTGTCCCACGAGCTGGTTCGGCACCGGATAGGATCATACTCCCAGGAGTCAACGAGGTACTGCAATTATAGTGGCGGGGTTGAATTTATTAAGCCCTGTTTCTGGGATGATAGCCACCCCAATTTTGTTCTGTGGTATGCAGCCATGGCAATTGCCGAGACGTCATACCTGGACCTGTTGGCTGGTGGAGCCTCCCCGCAACAGGCCCGGGCGGTGCTACCTAACTCGCTCAAAACAGAAATTGTCTGCACCTACAACCTCCGGCAGTGGCGGCATTTCTTCAGATTGCGTACCGTTGGTACTAGTGGGAAGCCTCACCCGCAGATGCTTGAGATAACGGTGCCGATGTTGGAGAGATTCAAACAGCTGCTGCCGGTGGTGTTTGATGATTTGGTGGTGCCGCAATGACCGGTGCTGATTTTTTGCGCAATGCCTGGCGAGTGCTGGCCGGTATGGATGAGGAAAAGCCGCGCCAGGTTCCTGCGCTGGAATCTCTGCAGCAATCCGAGTGGAGCCCAAAATTCGAAACGCTCATGCGCAATCGGCTGGTGATGGGCGCTTTTCGGTATGGGCTGCTTGGCGACCCGGCAAAGCCAAGATATGATAGGGTTGCATCAATCCGGAGACGCCTGGACAAATACGTGCAGACCGGCAATCTTGAACACCTGGTCGATGTGGCAAATACTGCATTGCTGGAATTTGTTGAGGGGGAGCACCCGAACAGACATTTTCATTCTATTGATGATGGGGAACACACAAAAAAGGCGGTGAATTATGAATAGCAGTAAAGCTTATTATTATGAAAACACCTTAGTAGATTTTGAGGTTACACAGAATCGTTTTTTTACATATGATCATGTTAGTAATTTTTTTAAAACACTGTCAGATCGGTGTTTATGTGGCGCAGTAGGAAAGCTAACATTTGTAAAAAACCCAAGTGAATATGGCAAAGGATTTACATATAGTGTTTATTGTAAAAATTGTTACTGCAGATCAGACGATTCTCTAACTGTTGCAATCGCTCTTGATAATTATAGGTTACGAACAAAAGAGAAATATTTTGCTCAACCTCCCAGCTCCTCATATGTTGCTGTTGATGGTCCATACGCTTCAAAGGTGCCGCAAACAGAAAATTTACCTGAAAAGCTATCGCTATTTATGAAAAAGATTTTGAGTCGCTTCACAACACCCTCATCGTGGTCGAGGAAAGAATTGTTTACAGCTGGAATTACCTTGGGTTGTATCGTTGGATTTTGGTTTGCTGTATTATTTAACATATTGGGGAGTTAAATGGAAGTCATAGCAATTTGCAAAACATTCCGCGGGCACGAATTTGTTCAGGCGATGCTTGACTCTGTTCTCCCTCACGTTTCAGGCGTTATACTGCTGCACTCAGAGTTGGGTTGGAACGGTGAGTGCGGAAACACCGTTAAAGCAGCAGTGGAGAAGTACTTCGAAAAGCGCACTGATTGGGGGCCAGCTGATTATCTGTCTAAAATCTATGAGGAGAATTTCGACTGCCCTGACCAAGACCTGCAATATTTAAAGGCACTGGAAATAGCTGCAGCGCGCTACCCGCAAGCAGTTCTCTATCTAATTGTTGATACTGACGAGGTATGGCGGCACATGGATCTCACACAGCTACTAAGATACGCTGAAGAGCACCCTGCAGACGCATACTGCTGCGAAATTAACACCTACCTCAAATCACCATTCTACCAGGTATTCCCACCCGAACCATGCCGCCCAACCGTGCTGGTCCGTCCTGGTGTTGCTATGTCCGGACCTCGAGGGTCAAAAATAATCAATAAGCTCTTTATTCCTGGTGTCAAAATGGACCATTTCACTGGCGTGAGAAATTCCTTGGGTGATGTAATTGGAAAAGTTACATCATCAACACAAACTGATGGTGAGCCAATGCGAGGAACCCGGGATTGGGTTGAGGATGTATGGAACGCATTGCCATCCGGTTTTGACTTACATTGGGTTAACCAGGCCAGAACTGCATGGAAGCGGGTAAAACAGGTTGGAATAAGCGATCTGCCTCCCGACGTGCAGGGGTTGCCAATTGTCTGCGCATGGGAGCTCTATCATGCAGCCCAGCCCAAGCGCGTGCCGAGTGTGGAGCTGGTCGAGCCTCCCAAGAAAAAGCGCCCGCCATTCGACCGGCACGATGGCTCACTCTTAATCGCAACCATGGTTGACGAGAAGTACGCTGCATACATCCCGCTATTCGCACACTACGCCACCCTGCAGCCTATTGCACAGAAGATTAAAGTAGCTGTGTCCGGAAAGTACCCTGATGAGCTGCGGGCTATTACGCCGCCCGGGATCGAGATTGTAGAGCTCCCCGTAATTTTAACCGGCCTGCAGGCTGCATCAATGCGTCTTCTGTATGATTGGGATGAGGGACAAGACTACACCTACATTGCCGACATTGATATGATGATGCGCAAGGAAGAATACAGCATTGTTGACCAGCATGCAACCCACCTGGAGCGCGACCGGACCAGATTCTACGAAAATTGGATAATTGATGACCGTCAGGGAGAATTTTTCAAGTATGGAGATAAGCAATTAAGTTGCCATGTTCGCATGGCAGCCATACACTTTGTTAATAAGGCATGGTGGAAAATCACGAAAGAAGCCCGTGATATGGAAATTATGCGAATAACCATGCATCCAGAATTTCTGCTGCAGTACGGACATGACGAGTGGACGCTTGGAGATGTTGTGGTTATGTCGGGTTTGACACTTCCTCCGCACGGAGTTTCGAAACTATGGCGCAACCACGGCACGCACCTGGGCACTGTGCGCCACTGCGCAAAAGCAAAACAGGCATGGGGAAGCATGTCTGCAGAGGATTCAATTTTATTAGCAGACATGATGCGCGATAAAGAGCTACAGCGCATGATGGAAATTTGCGGGAAGTACAACCAGGACATATTGACAATTAAGAAGTATTTGCCAACGCTTTTCAGGTAGAGGACTTAATTTATTTAGTAAATTGACGCAATTAGCTATTGACTTTTAATTGAGATGGTGTTATATTATCACAACGTTCACACGATGAACCACGGAGCCTGACCGATACAGGCAGCAGAGCGGGACTGTACAACACGCAACGGCGCCAACCGGTAATGGCAGACTGGATAATGTATGAGCCTCTCAAAATCCCCTTCAACTTCAGTTACTCAAAAAACAACAAAAATAGAAATATGGGGTGGGTTTCACAACGCCCTAAACTCCGTAACTGTACGTGTAAGCAAGGCCCGCTTTGACGCCTGCTGCGAGCCTTATGGAGCAGGTTTTTTAGTGTCATGGTACGACTTGCTGTCCGATTATCAGTACGCCAAAGTTGAGCGTAATTTGTGCGGCATGTCTGACTGCCAGTGTGGCGGACTCGGAAGTCACAACGTCAAGTGGCTGGAGGTTTAAAATGTCAGTAAAAAATATCAATGAACAGTTTGGAGAGCCGGTACTTTTTAATACCGTTGTTGAAATGGTAAAAGCGATCGTAGATTGTGGCTATACCCTTCCTGAGGACGGACTAATCGAGGATAGAGATTATACCACAATTGTGTATCCTGCATCGCATGAGATCGCATAAGGTTGGCAATGCTTTTCATTTTTTAACCTACAGGAGTACAAACATGGCAACACAACGAGATTATCAACCATCCCTCATCTGGGCGCTGGTCCAGGGGTGGATTGAGAGGCAAGAAGATCGTTCATCCAGTTATCCCCCAATAAAGGGGCCTCGCCAGGAGCTGCATATTTACCGGTCAGATAAACCCGGATGTTATCTCATGCATGGACCAAAACTGTATTGGAAGGATGAGGCTGGCGGACAGTATTTTACTAACTGCGACGAAGAAGATTTGTGGGAGAACCACGAGTTACTCAGTGAAGTGTCGCTACACCGATGGCCTGATCAACACTCAGTAAAACTCCTAGGGCGCACTTGGGTAGAGTTTTTATCTACAGTAAAAGGGTCTGTCTAACAATCACACAGAGGGGCTAGAAACAACCCCTCTTCTTTCTCCTCCAAATACTGCGAGGGTGTACTCATTACCCTACCCATAGACCAGCAAGCGAGGTTTTTATGAAAAATTGTGACCATGTTCTCGGACATGATGTCCATCCCGCAAATTCCAATGTTACCTACGAGGTTCGCTTGAGTCAAACTGGCACCCCTGTCATGTCGGCTCCACCCGACGTCAAATACGATCGCTGCCCAAAATGTGGTGAAGCGCTCAGCAGTTAAGCATTGTTAATTTTATGTTAAATACTTTAGTTTTCCACAATCAGGAAAACCACTTATTTTATTCATATTTCTATAATAACCCACAAAAACACCCACTTAAAACCCCATAAAAACAGCAAAAATCAATTATCAACACGTTATCAACATGGCTCTATAGCTGTATAAACCATCAAAAACCCACCGATATTCTGTTGCAAATTCGCAACGAACTAAAATTATTTTGTGCAAAACTATAATTATTTGTTGCAAAAACGCATCACATAAACTATTATTTCAATAACGGCGATCTTAATGTCAGGGAGGGAATTTTACAATAATCAAACAATAATGTGAGTGATCCCATGTCCCTGACGCATCGCCGTGTATCGGGGTTTCCTGATAAGGTATAGCAGCCGCAAGACTGCTATGCCTTTTTTTATGGGCAAAACTATATGCCACAAGACAAACCAAAATACAAACAGATCCGCTGCCTGGAGCAGACGCACCGAGGGCCATGTGGAGCTTTTTTGGGCAACATAGCATGCGATATGCTAGGGGCTGTTCAATTCCTGTGCCGCAACTATAAAGATCACGATCGCCACGACGTTCGGATGATCGAGGTTGCGCAAACAGATCTCGGTAATGTCATACAGGTAGGTCAACATCACGACGATGCCGATTATCTTGACGACAATGTAAGGGCGGTCCTATAAAATGAAATTTACCCTCAGAGAGTTATCATCATCAGAAAAAGCCATGAAGCTCAACTCGGAGTTTTCACGTGCTGTTATTCACGATGAAAAAGAGCTCGCCCGCCTACAGACCGCATTTCGCTTTTACTGGGGAATTGATAAGGGCCAGTGGCCTGACATCGCAATCGATAAAATGACCAGAGAGGGCAGACATATTGCCACATATAATCTGTGCGGCCCTACTCTCGACAATATTGCCGGTGGAATCATGAAGACGCCGTTCTCTGTTGATTTTTCACCTGTAAACAGTGAAGCCAATTCCCTCACCTATAAAACAAAATCAATGTTTATGGCTGATTGGGAGCTTCTGGACAGCAATCAAGCCTACTACGAGCATGTGATTCGAGGGCTTGTTGGCAAATCTATTATGGAAATGTATATCGATCGGGATTATTCAAAATCCGGAAACATCGGGTTTCGGTCCTGCATGCCAGGGACAGTTGTTTTTGACCCAACTTGGAAGTCTTCCCGCCAGAGGGATTGTAAAAAATGCTGGGCAGTACGCTGGATGACTCCTTTGGAGATGATGGAAACCTTTGTGAAGAAACGCAACGAAATAGCTTTTGCCACACTCGGAAAGCTCGATGATGGCATTCGCGCAACCATAGAGACCGAGATAAAGCGTCAGAATGAAATGGGTGACGAGTACGGCGACAATGCTGGAATATTCCCTTTTGATCTCTCTCATCCAGCCTGGGGACAATCGTATCGTGTGATTTTGCAGTATGAGGTCCGTAAAGTTTACACAAAGACTGAGTATTGCCTGACCAATACCAACGATAAAGGTCGAGTAGACATTCCGTCTGATCTCAAAGATCTTACAGAAAAGGTTTTGTGGCTCAACGAGAATGTTTCCGACTGGTCTCCCGAGTCAATTTTTGAGGAAGAGGATTGCGAAAAGATTCAGTATATGACCGCTCTGTGTCCCTCTCTTTCAATGCAGCTTATTCTCGAAGAGGCACCAACAGAGATACAGTGCGGAAGACTGCAGTTTTTCCCGTGGGCCGCTCACCGACTCAACGGAGAGTCTAAAGGAGTCATTGAGTCCCTTATAGACGCTCAGCTCAACGTCAATTACCTCTCTGCCATGGTCATTCACAAAATCCAGACTGAGGGTGGAGGGGGAGCGCAGCTCATTGATGCAGATGCGTTTGAGTCTCCCGAGGAGGCTGCACGCTATATAAGCGAGCGCAATAATCCACAGGCTGTTTTCCGCATGAAACCTGGGATGCTTCAGAGATATCCAAATGGTCCTGCGGTGCCGGTGTCAAAAAGCAGCTTCAATTCCGACATAGCCAATCAGCTCCAGCACATTATTGATGTTATGTGGCCCAGGATATCAAAAGTTTCTCCGGCGTCCCGAGGACAGGTAGAGAGCAGCTCCGAGAGTGGCGTGCTATTTCGCCAGAAAAAAATGCAGAGCGACATTGAGCAATACACCATATACGAATCACTCAAAAACTGGTGGAATGAAATTGGTGAAGCCTACCTCATGCAGGCTCAAACCACATATGGTGACGGTGTGGAAAGAGAGTTCTACGACCCCAGAAATAAAAAGTCATTCAAAATCAATGAATACAAAATCAGCGATGGGGTTTTGTCGATTGAAAATGACATGCGCCGGCTTAAAGAGTTTCGGCACAAAGTCATAATCACCGAGTCTGATGACAGCCCTACTCGCCAGATGGAAACAATGGCAGTTGCCTCAGATTTAATGAGAGCGCTTCCTCCAACGCAGCAGTTAACCATAACAAAGCTTGGTTCTTTGATTGTCGGGGCAATGCCAAATATTCCTCCGGACGACAAAGAAGAGCTCAAAGGGTTTAATAAAATCGAGCTCGAACTGGCAGAGTGGAATATGAGAGCGTCCATAGCAAACCTCAAACTTAAGGCAATGCAAGCAGAAAATGCCCTCTCTGCAGCAGAGCCCGGTGTCGCAGGAGGGCAGGGCGGTGGAGTTCCTGGAGGACAAGGGCAAGGTCAAGGTCCAAACCCAAACCTTCCGCCTCCAGATGTGCAGCAAGTGAGTCCGACAAAGTTACAAAACGAAATAGCAGTGACTTAACGCGCCACAAGCGCAATTTCCAATAAACAAAATGCCCACAAGGCAGGAGTTACGATGAACCAGCCCCCTACTATCTCAGATCCCAACATTAATGGGACAACCGATCCGGCAACGCCCGGTATGATTGAAATGACCGAATCCGAGGCAAGCGCGCGCCTTGATACTGATCCGCTTTTTGCGGATAAGTTGCAATCTGGTCAAGTCAGGATTATCGAGAAACCCGGGGATTCACAAAATCCCAATGCCGCTACCCCACAAGGAACAGCAGCAGCAGAGCCGAAGTCGGATGATGAAATTGAAATTCCAGCGTTTAAGGTTAAAAAGGATTTGCTGGGAACCTACATCAACGGTCGCACTCCACAAGAGGCTATGATTGAGTTGTTAAAGGGAGTTCCGGAGAAAGACAGGACGATTGACTTTTTAAAACAATCTTCAGGTGTTGGGTCTCTTAAAAAAGCTCTCGAGCAATTTAAGACTGATCCGATTCGCCCGGCGATTGTCGCTCCTCCTGAGATTGATCTTGGTGGTGACACTGATTTTGATCTTAGCGGCTTGTCAGGGGATAATTTGTTTGAGTCTGAAAACGCCAGCAAAATCATTGATGTAGCTCGCGGCCTTCTGGCGAAAAACAAAAAACTCGAACTGGCACTTAAAAAAACGAATGAACATCAGCGACTCGCAGCAGACCAGGTTGCCGAGTCTGCAGCAGCAGAGGGAGAAGTGCGGCTCTCAAAAGCGGCGACAACTATTCGCCACCAAATGATTGAGAGTCTTGCGGAACTGGATCCATCCCTAAAGCTCACAAAGCCATGGGCGCTTGTTGACAATGAGGTCGACCAGTTTTACGATTCAGTTGCCAAAATTGCAGGGGTGACCGACCCAAATGCAAGAGGCATTGCTCTGCAAACGTTTTTTGAAGATAATGGGCCACAAGGGGATTTGCTGCGTGCAAAAGTAGCAGAAGCAAAAATAGCAAAACCTGTTGATCTCGAACGCCACCAGCAGATTATGAGTTTGGACCGAGAGCGTGAACAATATCGACGATCTATCATGGATGAAATGCGCGAAGCGGGTGTTACTAATATGAATGCATGGAAGCTCGAGGATAAAATACCCTCATACCAGCACATACTCGCAACAAAGCGCATAACCATGAAACAACCCAACAATGACGCTGCACTGCTAGACGCACTCCGCAAAGGTGCGCATGCAAGCAGTGCGGGATCTTCAAGGGTTGTTGCAGCGGAGCCACCTGTTAGTGGGTCCGGTGTTCAAAACGGGGTTGATCTCAATGAGGATCAGATGTCTCAGCTTTTGGAAATGCATCCAACAGAAATGAACCTTGATCAACTCAATGCGGTCATTCAGGTTTTGGAAAAAGTAACGGGCGCCGCCTCAGCGCAACATTACGAAGCGCGAAGGCAGAAGTCCCGGTAAGTAATCAATCGATCTATCAAAGGAAATTCACACTATGTTTCGCAACAAGTTTGCTTTCATAAGTGCCATGTTGTCCCTGTTCGTATACAGGGTGTTTGCCTCGGCAGTTCCCGGAACTCCAAGTACTCTGGCCGGGCTTGGCGTAAGCGCTGGCCTGCAGCGCAAGGCTTGGGATTCTAAACTCAAACTGGACTCGGTTCTTGACGATGTCTATAATCGTCTCGCCGGATCTGTGGATGTCACCTCAACTGCAATGCAGGTTCCAAACGACAAGATTTTTATGAGCATTGGTGCCGTTGAACGCAGCTCTCGCTCAATCGTTGTTCCTATGACCCTGCCTTTGAGTGAAGCCCCGCAGGAAGGTAATGCGGAGCCGGTTCTTGGAAATGAAGAAGAGAGCCGCCTGGTATACACCGAGCTATTCTACAATGAAATCAAGAAAGGTGTAAAATCCTGGGGCCCTGGCATTAACTTTGAAGACCAAGCATGGACAAACCAGTATGCGATGGAAAATGCAAAGTTTGCTCTCTTCCACAAGGAGCTTCGCGGCCGGCGTATTCGTGAAGCTGAAATGCTCACCTTTTCCAGTGAACTGACCAAGGATCCTGTTGGTAAAAAACAGCAGTTTAACCCCAACGTTTTTATTCCCAACTTGCTCACTCAGCCAGTTTGGGATAAAACTGATCTGACGACTACTGCTGGTGCCGCTGACACAAAGGGCTTCTATTCTGCACGTACATTTGCTGGCGACTTTGTAGAGCAGATTGGTGCCGCAATGCTTAGCGCATCGGGAGTCGGTACTACCTCCAAGGCTCTTCTTAATGTGGATTGGCTTACTGAGTTGGAAAACTATGTTGTCACTGTTCTTCAGCTTAATCCGATCACCATTGGTGGAAACTCCGGTTACATTTTCATGATTAGTAATGAAGATGCTGCCCGCCTGCGTGATCCCTCGCAGACTGGATCTATCGCCTCCTTTTTTGCGAATGGTGCCGACCTGAGCAAAGAAGAGCAGATGTCCATTCCTGGGCTTCTGGGCCGGTATGGAGCATTCTGGTTTGTGCAGGACAACCGCTCACCAACCCTTACGGTAACCGTCTCCGGTACGCATACCCTTAAGCCTGGGTTTATGCAGCCTGGAAATAACGATGACCGCAACCGTGGAGCATGGAGCAATACAACTGGTTCACCAAACTACGTGTTTAATGTAAACCGTATTTTGGGCGCCGGCGCACTTGCCGAGTGGAATGTGCGTGATCTCTCCTATGCCAAGGAATCGACCGAATACGGCCAGATACAGGGCAAGGCATCGCTGTCACTGAGTGGTATCCGTGCCGTGTACTACGATCTGGATAGCCCAACTGATGGTGCCGTTGGTACTCGCACTATCATTAATAAGGGATCGTGCCTGGTTCTCACTAGCCGCAAATCGATTGCAGAAATTGTGTAAACAATACAAATAATTTGACTAATACTCAAATTATTTGTTTAAAACACTGAAAGTCGGGGTAAAATGCCCCGACTTTTTATCTCAAGTACAAACCTAAGTACAATCAACAAAAGGACAGAAACATGTCTCTCGCGTCAAATTACAACAGCCACCGCTCTATTGAGCTCCCCGATCGCATTCAGCGGATTGTTGACGTCGGTATTAACATGATCGAGGTGCAGCTGCAGCGAACGCACACTATTGGCCCGTCATTTTACGGAATGATTGATGTCGATGTAAAATCATATTGGGACCGGGTGCGGTCTATTAACAAAACAACCGTTAACTGGCACGATAACGGGAGCAACTATATACAGTTTGAAGCAAACCGAAAGACCGGTATTTGCACTGGTTTTATTCCTGACGATCCTACATGGATTAATCGTGTTCACCTGGCCGGCAGGATTGATGAAAAGCGTCCTGATATGGCGATAACAATTATGCGGTCGCATACAAAAGACGGCATTCTCTCTGGAGCCACCATACTCTCGGAAATTGAAATTGTTCGAGACTATATCTACGACTGGATTGTGTGGGATGGCCGAACTGTGGCGCACACAGCCAAGACCCGGGAGGCGTGTGAAATATGGATGGAAAAAAACGGCATTACCCATAAGACGCATGCTATTAATCGAGGCCGCAACCAGCTTATTGAAAATTTGTATAAGCTCCACGGAGGTGGGTGGATCCGATCAAACAAGTTCCAAAACGAGATTAAGCAGGAAATCTCTCTTCTTATTGCGTCGAAAATAAAAAGCCCACAAACCGAAAACCTCAGAAGCCTCATTCAGGACGCAGCTCTTACTATGGGTAAGTCGGAAATTGCTGCAATAGCCAGCGCTCTTCTTGACGCCATACGCTCAGGAGACGGCCCGCGCAATGTTCCAAATGATATTTCGGTTGGGGAAGAAGAGACGCAAGGCGCTCAAGCTCCGGACTCCATAACCCAGGATACTCCCACAAAAGAGGTGGAGCAGTCTCTTGCAGATATGAGCTTGGGTCAGCTGCGACGTATTGCGAAAGAGCAGAAAATTCCGATTGAAAAGAGTTGGGATAGGGACCAGATCATCAAGGTTATTGAGGAATTTGCGACCGATGTCCCAGCAGTCAAAACACCTGAAGACGAAGTGGTGGTCAGCTAAGTATGAGCACAAAAACCCTGGTTGATGATATTGTTGGCTTAGGAGTGATACAGTCGCGCTTAAAAATTCTATCCCTTATTGAAAAGGGACAAAATGCGCTGCGCGATAGCACTCACCCAAAAATGTGGTACATAGGGACCGACAACCAGGGTTTTCCTCCATACTTAAAAACAGCGGCTGGAACGTATCGCTATACGCTCAATGCTGAAAATATTTCTTCTGGAGAGATTAAAAACGCATCGTACGACGTTTATCCCCGTAAGATTCTTCGTGTTTTCATTGACATGACTCACCCCACGAGCGGATACGGAAATGCATATCTTGGCGTACCGTATTCTGTAAACTACTACAATCCATATACAAATAAGACTACCCGTCTCCAGGTTGCGGATATTCCAATTGATGCTGCTGACGGAAATGGAAATGACTACCCGACAATAACTTTTAAAGAAGACCCTGGAACTGAGTTGACCAAATACTTTGTTGTATTCACAACCTATGCTCCAAGGCTTTTAAGCGAAAGCATTCCTCTTGTGGTGCCGTATCGATACGAAGAAGCAATTGAGGATTATGTGTGTGGGATAATCGCAAAGCGGGAAAACGGTGTTATCGGGCAGCAGCTGCAGTACTTCAATGATTATTGGAAACCTGAGTTTGCGAGAGAACTTATGATTGGGTCCAGCATATTTCCGACTAAAACCGAACTGAGGGCATGCTGATGGGAAACCGTAGGTTATTTCAACCCCGATCAAAGCAGCAGTCGCAGTGGCTTTTTACGCAGAAGCAAGGGGATATCCCAGGGGCCCCAGGCTTTGAGGGAGGAATGGTCAGTGATGATATTATCCCTGTTCCGCAGAACGGGCTCAAATCTATTGATAATATGATTAATTATGGGAAGGTGTTGATTGGGAGGAATGGGACGAAGAAATTTGCCTCAGAGTATAGTGGCGACTGGCAAATTTATCCAGCCGCTTCTACCGTAACCCTCGCCGACTTTTCTTCTGACCGCAAGACGGCGTATGCCACGGGGGATTACCACCTTTACGGTGGAGGGGATTATGCTGGGGTATTTTGGTTCGAATACACGTCGTTAGATAGCTATTTGTACAACTCCTGCATTATTGTCTCCGCAACGTATAATAGCGGAACTAATAAGACTGCCTTTGTTTTTTGTTACCCAATTCCTATGAGCGGAAACAGTGGATCGACGACTGCTGATATGAGAATTTGTCCATTAACAGAAAACGTTTTTCCCATTAAATTATCGTCCAACAATTATGCCCTCAGACTTTCTAAAAAAGGGGATTGGTATTTCTATCAATTCGATTACAGTGGCATGTTGTGGACGGAAATCAGAGAGTCAATTCCTGTGGTCCCAGGAATTACGTGCTATGGTTACGAAATCGTAGGGAATAAGACGTTTCTGTTTACCTCTGAAGGGCTGAAAGTGGCCTCCTCCGAGAGCGTTTATGGGGATTCCAGAAAATTTTTTATGATATCTGGGGCGGTAGTTTCTAGAATAAATAAAGCCATGTCCAACCAGGGGCCTCTCACCGATGGAGATAAGCCGGTATACATTAGGCGATATCTGATGTCCCTCACAATAGATTCCTCTTTAGATGCGACCAACAACCGTCTCAATGGCGGCATTATAGAAAGAAGTGGGCTTCCAAACAAAGATTATTCGTACGCAACAAAGTCGTCTCCTATAGGCCCTGATGCCAAGGTTTCTATTGGAGAGAGCTCTAACACTATTTCTGTCGGCCCAATTGTGTACGGAGGGGAAAATAAGCACAACAGAGTCAGTATATGGGCCACAAAGGACTGCGGAACGCAGGGCGTAAACCCCACGAGTGGGAAGGCAAACAATCCAGAAATTTACACATTGCTTGATGAAGTTCCGGTAATGCGGGTATTTGTCGGAGTTGTCACTGGAAACACGATAGTTGTAACTATTGGGGCGTTTAAAAATCCATTTCTAAGAAATTGCGATATTGGAACCAGGCTTTATTTTACCGTTCCATATCCAGCTATAGAACAGGGCGACCCCTATCACTTCTTCACCATAATTACTGCGATAGCTATAACGTACACATATGACAGTGCTGGAAATATAGCCACACAAATAATTACTATCACATATGCCGGAAAGTATCTGGCTGCAACCAGCGCACTTTATACATCCAATCCCATTGCAAACGGAACGGAATATTTTTATCTTGGTCCAAATCCACTATACACCAGTCTAAATGGCTGGGGGTCCTCGACAGATTCTGCTAGAGGACAGATTACAATGTGGTGCCAAAAAAGCGGTAACCAGCTCTATAGAATAACAACGGGACAGCCCAATCGGCTATTCTTTGAAAAGAGCGGAAGTCAAGGCAACGAAGTCAGTACGTTTCCGCAAAACATGACAGGAAAAATACTGGCGACTTCTGGCGTTTTGGAAATGCTAGTCGTGTCAGTTAACGACAACGGGACTTCTCTTAAAGTCAAAACGGACTTACCAGACACTCAATACATGATCAGCTGGATACCTGACTACTCTTTAGGGTGGGATGCTGAGAATTCCTTGTGGAGGTACAGCACAGCTAATGCGCGATTATTGAATTTGGCATTTTATTACACTGATTCTGTGACGGACGAAACTCTTTTGTCTAGAACGTCTGCAAATTTAATGCTGCGGGGCCCCATATTTGATTCCATCCCTAACTGTAATGTGGGGGCTGCGTCTTCTGGGCTTATTGCGTGCGGGGTGTTCGGAGAAAAAACCGTTTACTATTCGAATGTTGATTCTGAGAACGCTCAGTTTATCGGGACGTATCACCCGGCCTTTCAGTTCATGGATTTAAAAGACTCGTTATCTGCCATATTTTCTGACGGAAATAGATTTTATGTATTCTGCAAATCCAGCTCATATACTTTTTCAGCCAGCAACTTAGCTGAGGCTGGGAATCAGTCTTTGGGCGAGTCAATCCCGGTTGTCGCGAATCTTGAGGACTTAGACCCTACAGTTGGGTGCTACAATCAAAACTCTGTTTGTAAAATAGACAACAGCTCTCATGCGGTAATCACTTCGGAACCGGCGATAAAAATAATCAGCGGAACCACCCTGTCTGACGACATTGCATACGGTTCTATTTCTCGCGAACTGAAACGGTCCGAGAAGAGCGTTTCGATCAGCTACAATAAAAACTTTGGACTGATAGTTTTCGTTGGGGCATACGATCTTGATGATAATATTTCATCCCTGCATCGGACTCATGTTGCAAACACCTGCTACATATTTTCTTTGAAAAAAGATATGGGCATTGGGTGGCGAAAGGTGTCTGGCGACTACTTCCCAATGATTGAGCTAAAAACCCGTTCTATGTATGTTTTCGACCACGAGGGAACCGGGCGCCTGGTGGTTTTCGATTTTAAAACCCAGCAAATGATTACTCTGTGTGAGAGTGCGGTAAACGAGGCAGGTGGAGACGCTTTGATATTTAAAGATCGCTGCGAAACGGATGGGTCCGGAGGGCATGATTATGGGGTGTCTGCAGAGTTCGGAGACGACAGAGGCAACAGTGATTCGTTCTTCATTGATTTAATGGAATGCCACATTACCACCGGGCCATATTCTGAAAAATTAATTTCTAAAACCGGATACGACATAAATGGATACCCGACCGGCATTACCGCAAAGATGGATTTCTATCTCGATAAAAACACAACTTCAAGCTGGACAGTTGATAAAATCTCTCTTCCAAAACACGAATGGCGCCTTGATAAGAAAATCGGACCATCAAGCCGGATACGCACGAAAATTACCTTCGACAAGGCAGCGGTTAAGCTATTGGGTAGAGAGCAGCACTTTAAGGCGTCTGATGTACCGGATGATCCGGACAACGACGAATCAAACCAGAATTTAATTCAAGAGGCTTTAGCGAACGCTAAGGTATGGTTGTCGAGGGGGACTGGAGGGCGAAATCGTGCTGACGGATCGACTATTCAAAGCTCATTTATGGCTGAAGGTCCTAACGATGAAAACGATGCCGCTGTAGCGTTTATATCAGACGCTACTCTTAGTATGATGCAAAGTGGTGGAAGTAGTTCGTGGGCTGTTTTTTTCTGGGGGAAAGTCGGAACTCGCCGCCCAGCAACTTCGTATACTGGTTATGGCCTACTTACTTCTGAGACAATAACCAAAGTAGGCTCTACGTTTGGATCTGGTTACAGTCAGTGGAATTTGTACTACACCTATGCTTCACAAGAGACTTTAACTCTGCAATTTTGCAATATTCAAAACTATGACACTACATATTTTGATGTTAGAGCGATTGAGAGCGCTGATATTGCAAATGTAGTTGGAGGGGCGCCATCAATAGCAGAATATCTTTATAGAGATTTTGTAAATAACAACGGACAAAATACGCTTCCGGATTAAACCATGCCCATAAAAACAGTTAGTTCAATCCCGTCACTTAACTTCGCTGCCCCATTAGGGGACCAGATTCAGTCCGTTTATTATATGCTCCAGCAGCAGAGCAATAGAATTAATTATCTACAGACTTTAATTGATACCAATACAACCGATATTTCCAGTAAGCTCGATAGTGGAAATTTAATCAAAACAGGGCAAATGTTTGTTTTAGGAAACAGCGTTGGTTTTTATAATAATCCACAAACCAGTGAGCGATGTTTTTGCGTTAAAGTAGTCTGTGCTGCTACGACAACAAAAGGGGCGGTGCTTTGCTATGGACAAGGTGGCACTGCCCGCCAGGTTGACATTTGCCCTATAAGTGGAAATACTCAAGACATGCCAGTTGGGATTGCGCTTTCTGATGGATCTGCGGGATCAGAGATATGGATGGCAGCAACAGGCATAGTTCAGGCTCTTCCGGATTTGGCTATTACGGCTGCTAAGGGCAGTGTTGCCTATATGGGATCCACTACGGCTGGAAGGTTGGCACAAACAACCGGGATAGGCACGGCACAGCATTGGAGAGAGTGCGGCCACTGGACGGAAAATGGAAGTGGAAATGGGGTTCTGGCTCTATTAATTACTCATTTTAATTAAAAATGATAAATAATTTTACTTAAACTATAATTATATTGATTAACAGTGGAGGATATTATGCTGAAAAGTGCAATGATTATCGTGTTGTGTGTCGGGTTGGCGTCGGTAAAATATGCGGCAAGCCCCATGTCTGGGCTTCCTGAATTGAAAACTGGGGAAGGAGACCGCTTAATGGTAGGTACAATGCAGCATGAAGTTGTGGACGTCACTTCTGCGGACGTTGTTCCGGCTATTACGAATTGCCGATGTATCTACGCCGATGTAGGAGGTATTGTAAAAATCAGCTATGTCGCTCCTCAGGGAGATACGATGACAGAGGTTATTGCTCTTAACGACGCTACTTTCTATCCCGTTAGAAACGTGACAAAAGTATTCCGCTATTACACCGGAACAACCGCCACTACGTGCAAGGCGTACTCTGCCGCCGGCGCCCAGGTAAATGGAATAAAGCTGCGAAGATAACAGGCGTATCTACAAATCGATACTTTGCAACCACGTTTATTAAAATTGGCAGGGTAGAAAAAAATGAATCAACCAGCCTGGGCGAAAGAGCTCAAGAAAAATCCCCAGATAATATCTACCATTATTGGAAAAATTGGCGGCACACAGCAGTCTTTGCCGACAAATATACGCCCAAGCTACGGAACTATGGCACAACCCTCGGCTGGACCAGGTATGGATGCAATGAAAAACATACCTGGCATGCAAGGGGGAATGGGTGCCGGGAGGGGGTCAGTATCCTACACTGGCACCGGTGAAGACGGAGTGCTTAACCCCAGTAAGCCTGTTGACATGGTTCAGACCGACCAGGGCCCTAAAATGATTCACGAGGGTGAAGTTAGGATTGTTTTGCCAAACGGGAAGATGACTGTTATCCCGGCAAAAATGCTGCCCCAAGAAGCGCTTCAGGCTATGGAGAAGCAGGGGAGTGTTGGAGGATATGAGGCTGGAACCCCGGACGTGCAGCCAAATACCTATGACACCATGACTGGCAGTAATATTGTGAGCTCAGCATCTGGCAGCTATAACCGGAATACTGGAGCAACAAATTTTGGGGCGAGTGCTGAGGATGGGTACAGAACTCAGGGCATGCAGGGGCTTTCTGATATTGCGGCAGGTAAGTCGCCTGTTGCGGCTGCCATAAATAATAAGGCAGTGCAGGATTTTGGAACCATGTCCAGCTCGAATAATCAAAAGGCAGCAATGAGCGCCGCAGGAAACCCCAATCTCACCACTGGGGCAAAAAATGCTTTATCCTCTACTCTTGCGAGAGACAGTAATTCTTCAGCGGCAACGCTTCAGGGTAATCTTGCGATTGATAATATGAATAGGGCAGACCAGGCTACAGGGGCTCTTGCGTCTCAAAGTTTGGCTGGTCAGCAATTTCAATATAGCAAAGCCTCCGGAAACAGAGCTTATGTTGACAGCGCAAACGAAAACGAATATGCAAAGCTTCTTAATGTAGGCGACTATGAAGGTGCAGCCAGCAAATATGAGACTATGTACGGCACAAAGCCCGACATGACTCAAATGTTAAAAGATCAGAAGTCTCATAATGATTTTAATGATACCAACCTTTCTATTTTGAAAAACACTCTTGGGGACGCACGGTTTAAATCGATTGAAGAGCGGATTAATGCGGGTAGCTCTGTGGATGACATTAATAATGAGTTTGGCCAAGGCACAATTGACCAGAAGCAGTTTGACAGTATATTCAAAAACACAGACAACTTTAAGTCTTCAGAAGTGACCCGAAAAAATGATTTGAATAACCGGTATAATACCGCACTAACCAACGGAGATTGGGCTGAAGCCTCTACAACTTATAAAGAGCTGTATGGTGTTGCTCCTGACCAAACATGGCTCAAAGATCAGCAGGAATATAAGCGAAAAGAGCTGGATACTAACCAGAAGTTTAACAATCTAAAGCTGGACGATGCAAGAAGAACTACCGTTAAGACTGCGATCGTTGACCACTTCGCCTCGTTTGCAGAAGTTAAAGATGACCTTATGTCTGGAGGCGCTACTGAGCCAGAGGCGCAAGTTGCCTATGACAGTATGGTAAAAGAGCGGGACCGCGGAGTTAAGCTCCAAGAAGATAAAGTCACTGCATCTGGGCTTAATCTTGACATAGCCTCCTTTGACCAGGCGAAAAACAAAATCCTTGCGGGGGATAAAGTGGGAGCCATTGCTGTTCTTGTGGCATCCGGAAAATACACCCAGGAGACCGCTGCCGCCGCTGTGGACGAAATATATAACCGCACAGTTGCTCGTGGCGACGCAGTGAACAATATCGCAACACTGCGGGCTGCCGGCGGGACAAAAAATCTTGAGCAGGCCGCAAAGATCATTAAAGACACCTACGGCATTGACGTGGATATTTCCGCATGGCTGCAGGAAGAAAACTGGGCGAATTTCAGCAATGCTCAGACCATGCTCTCGACGCTCTCTGATACATTCACCTCGTGGGATGATGTGCCTCAGCAGCAAAAAGACGATCTTGCGGCACTCCTTGTTACTGACAGAACCATATCAGGTCCGGAGTTGGATGCGGCTGCTGAAACCATGGCGAACGCCACTCCAATTATTCGGGATCGGTATAATGCCAGTAAGATTCGTGGCATTGAAAATCCTGACGGAACCACTAGAGATGAGACGTTGGCCGAGTTTATTATCCGCAAAGGAACCCCAATTGACAAGGTCAGCGGAGGAGCTGTTAATGTGGAGAACATGTTTAAGAATGTAAAGAACCAATCTGATCCGATGTACGTGCTCTCGCACTCTTACACCGATTCGACAATCAATAATTTATTCCCGGGAGTTTCAGCAGAAGAGGGAAGAAATGAGCTGCAGAGATATTTGAACAATGGAACGTGGGCTGTGGAGGATGGAATGGTTGTGGTTAAGCCGGCAAACAATACTCCTACTGCAGCTACAACTACAACGCCTCCAGTGGTTCTCGGAACCAACGGCCTCCCCGTAGGATCCAACGCACAAACCTCAAGTGGCTCAGCAGGAAGTACGGGCTCAACAACAGTCAATACTAATGGCAAAGCATTTGCAACTCCCATAGAGGCTTTCTCTGACGCAAACCCAGAACTTCTTGCAAAATATACCGCCATCCCAATGGCGCAAAGAAAAACTGCAACCGGAGGATATTTGACGTTTCAGGGGTGGCTTGAAAGCACTGGCAAGACTCCAAACTGGAAAGACTCAGTTGTGACCGGAGCTGACGGGAAGAGCACGTATAAAAAGGCCACTACTCCTGTTGCTGCGTCAAATGTGGCAGGGGCAAACCTTTCTACTAACACTACGAATGATATCAACGCCACAGTGAACCTAGCCCTTGAGCAGTATGTGAAAGAGAACCCAACCGTAATGGCCGCCTATCAGGCTATTCCGATGGCACAGAAGAAGGACAAAGACGGAAAGTTCCTGACATTCCAAGCCTACCTTGAGAATAACAAGGGGCTTCCTGATTGGCAGAGCAGTATTAAGGGTGCGTATGAAGGAAAAGACAAGTATGTGAAGCCTTTGAGTGCAACGGCTTCGGCTGCGTTTGGCGGGGTTTCAATAGACAAGGTTGTTAACCCTGGGCCTTACGATCCTGGTAATACAGACGTGTTTCGCCCCGAGTGGTGGAAGGGGACTGAGTATGCTGGGGTAACTCCGGACGACTACAAATCCCTTTCTACGCAGCCAGCGTTTAGCGCAGACAGAAACACTCTGTTAAGCGCCATGTATACCGGCACCAACCGATATAATTCTTTATCGACTCTTGACAATGCACAAAACGGAGAGTTTAGAAATTTTATAGATCCATTGGTAGGAAAGGTAATTCTGGATGTCAATGGAGACCCATTAATAATAGCCAACCCCACGAGCGGGCGTGGGGCCAGGGACTCTAGTAAATACATATCAGGAATAAATTTCTACGATCCAAAAACAAAAAAAACATACCCTGCATCAGAGGTTACTAAAAGGTTACAAGGAATACCTATAACTAAATAATTACTCGTTTGATTAATGTGACACGGAGAAATATATGGCAAAAGCCTCAGACGTAACAGATGCTGCATCGGGAGCGTCAGCCTTCATTCCACTCGTTGGTCCAGTACTTAGCGTAATCTCTAGTGGTGTGGGAATGTACCTCGACTACAAGGCTCAGAAGGATGCCGATGCCACTGCGCTGCAGGCAGCCAAGCAAAACCAATATGACACTATGAAAGAGAACTCCATCAATAGGAGCATAAACCAGTCAAACCTCGAGGCTGACAGAAAAATTGCTGCGGACAACACTGCCTATAATCGCTCTCAGGACGCCGTAAAGCTCGATTGGGATACGGAGAGTCGAACATATACCCGTGCCAGATTAGAGGACCAGACCGCCTATGACCGTGCAACCGCTGCCGACAACACCGCTTATACCAGAGAACAGGACGTAAAGGGATGGGCGTGGAAAGAGGACGACAAAAACTACACCCGCAACACAAATACCCTTAATCGAATTACCGGGCTCCTGGCTTCCGGCAAAGAGTACGCCGCCGCATTTAAAAACGCCTATGCAAAAAAATTACCCTATTCGAGGCTCTACGCATGAACTTCAATTGGCAATCAAGATTAAAGAATATTTCTGATGGAGTCACAGAAGCGCTGACTGTTGCCTCGCAGATTCCCGCACAGATCGAGCTTAAAAAGAGAGCTCAGAATGTTAAGGATTTTCGGGAGTCCGTTAAGACCGAAATCCTTCAGGATATGGGCAACGATTGGACGCCGGAGCAGGCTAAGGGGTTTGCTGCCCAGGTTGATCTTATGGACGACCCCCGGTCGATTGCCATTGTAGGAGCAAACTACAAGGCTCAAAGGGATTTGCTTAATAGAGAGGGTGATACCCTTAAGAAAATGGGTGTGCGGATTGTGCCTGATCCGAACACGACCATCGATTCTTTTGCGAATATTGTTGAGGCTACAAAGAAAAGCGCTACTGAGAAGAATGTGACTAAAGCAACTGGCGAGCTAAGTGGGAGTGTGCCGGTGAGCGGTGCTGACTCATCTGTTGGAATAGCTACGCAAGGAGCGAATGGATCTGAAGTTTCAGCGTTTAGCACTATGGCGGATACGGGAAATAATCCGTTCTTTGGTACTGAGCAGCGCAGTATTCCTGCTTACCCTGAAGGCGCGAAGGCGTCTGACGTTGCGGCTGTAGAAAATAAATATGCAATTCCTCCTGGCACAATGAAGCAGAGCTATGCCACCGCCGACCGCAACGAAACCTCTTCGCAGCTACAGACCATTGGTGACGCTCCGGATAGGAACACCGCTTACGCAACCATGAACAAACAGGGAATTGTCCCAACCGAAACAACTTCCAAGATAGTCAAGGAACTCCCGACTCTTCACGAAGTTAAAAAAGAAAAACTGGAACTCGATAAGCTTGAGCTGGAACTCCAAAAACTTAAAACCGAAACTCCTAAAGAGCGCCAGAAAACTTTTGACACAAACATCAAGTGGATTAATGGTCAAGAAAAATCACTGTATAAAGCGCTTGAGGATGCCGTTAAGGAAAATTCGAATGTAAAAACCGGTGGAACAAAAAACCCGGCTGCAGCTTCGCCATATGTCTCCATGTCTTCTTCTACAGATCCGGGCAGTGTGGTTAGTGGAGGATCGAAGGAAGGAATGACGCATAAAAATTGGATAGGGTCCGACCAAGGTCCGACCCCGGCAAAGGGAGATCCAATAGCGGACAATATTAATCGGCTCAAGATCGAGCTTGGAAAAATCAAAAAGCAAAAACAATATCTCTTAGACAACCCAACAGCCACACTCTCTGAATTGATGCAGTACGGAAACTCTCCTGATGCAGGATTTAAGAAAGGTTCGCTTTTTGGAGCCAGCACTGAGAGTGGTGCCGCAGCACCTGCTGCCTCTTTGAATGATCCTGACGCCGATCTTGTTAATAATTTTCTGTCCGATCCTACAGATAAGGCCGGGTGGAAATACCTGCCCGAAGAGATAAAAAAGAAAGTGCGTGAAAAATACGCACAATCCAGGATGCCTACTCCACCGGCAACACAGAGTCAAAGCCAGCAAGGTCTTGATAGCGCAATAATGAATATGCCTCAGTAAACAAATAAAGGGTTTAAAATGCCGACTCTCAAAGAGCTCCTTGGTTATGATCCCTCTGTATACTATCCAAAGCAGAATGCCTCTCAGATTGCTCCCATAGCCTACGCCGATCAGTTGGTGGACGTTATCGGGGGTGTTGAGAGTGGAAATAACCCCAACTCTTCCCGGTCTCCAAAAGGCGCGCGCGGACAGTATCAAATCATGCCGGACACGGCCCCAGAGATTGCAGCGAGCCTCGGGGAGCCGTTTGATCCCGACTACGAGCGCAAACCAGAGGTGTCGCGCCGGTACGCTCAAAAGTACCTGGAGGACGGTTTAAGAAAATACGGTGGAGACCCGCGCTTTGCTGCCATATATTACCACGCCGGACCCAGTGGAGCGCAAGAGGTCTGGAATAACATGCAGAAAACCGGAGTATTTGAGGTGCCGCGCACACCTCGGTTTTATGATGGCATTTCCTATACTGCAGATTATGTGGACCGGGTTGTTGGAAAGCTCTCTGATTCGTTAGGGCAGAAGTCAGCGGCTGAGTCGCAACCTAATGTGGAGCCAATTACCCTGGCAAGTATGGGGATTAATGTTAAGCAGTATATGCCAAAAGAAGCTGTTTCAACAGAATTGGAAGAGCCGTCGTGGGGTGCCGGATTCGTTGACGCCATTAAGAAAAGCTATAAGAAAAATGTCCAGTTCATGGAAGAGGCTAATGCCATTAATATCCTCGACAAAAGAGCAAAGGCTGACGCTAAAGGCGGTCCTATTTATGACGAGGGTATCGGCGATGACTATGTCAAATATGCCAAAGGAGTTATGTCTGATGTAGTAAAAAACCAGGCGACAGACTCCGCCCCTTCTACTGGTTGGGCGCAAGAGTGGGCTATGAAGAAAGAAGCCTGGACCCTGCCAAATACGCTTAAGACAGCCAAGGCAGTTTCCATACTTGCCGCAGACATGTTGCCCCAACTTGTTGCAAGCGCAGCGCTCCCGGTAGTCGGCGGGCAGATGATAGAAAAAGGAAACTTTGCAGATCCGCTAATAAAAAAAGGTTTTGACGAACCAGAGATACTCAATAAGTACGGGACCTATTATTCAATACCTGCCACAGTTCTTGAGTCTGTGAGCGAACTAGTCACCGTAGGGGCGGCAAGCGCCTCAAAGCTGGTTAAGAAAATACCCACCGTTGAAAAAATTACCGCACTAGCCACAAAGAATGTTGCGAACAGTGTGGCAAAAAAGGTTTTGGTTAAAGCGATCGGAGCGGTTGCCGGAACTGCAGAGGCTGGTCTCGTTGAAGGTACAACCGAAGTCACTCAGCAGAACCTCCAGGACTATCTTTCCGTGTTGGCTGTCAGGGACGCAATAAAGAGCAACCCTAGCAAGGCGGAGAAGTACCAACCCATTGTTGATGACCTGGTCAAAAACGGCGGGCAGAACCTGCAGACTTTTGTTTTGGCAGCTCTCCCAAGCATGGCCCTGCATATTGGAATTGGTGGAGTAACACGCCTAACTAAAAAGGCATTACCAAAAACAAAACCGTCAGATGGTTCACAGGTTCAACAAAACACAAGCCCATACACAACGATGGGAGAGACCGCGCCAAAAGTTGAATTTACTCCTGATGGTGCCGAACTCGCAAAATCTCCATCGCAACAATCGCAGACCCAGAGACCTAGCGGACAGAAGTTATTAAGTGATTTTGATATTGAATCACCAGAAGCCTTTTATTCACTTCCACAGGAAGATAGGGGAAAGATACAGTCCCAGCTTTCAGACAGTGAAGCCGACAGAATCATCCAGGCATACGAACCAAGCCCCGAGGAGTCGGGAATTATTACTACACCTCAACCAGAAGGGGTTGCCAATGAAAAAGGTCAAGAAACCCAAGCTTTGTTAAGTCCGATCGGTGAGCCGGTTGTGGATAATGCGCCGGCGCCCACCGATGAGTTTGCGCCTACCGCAGTTCAAGAGGGTGCCGCTGAAGCCGTGCCTGCCAAAAAAGTTGACCGGGCAATAATTGTTCCTGACAAATTTAAAGCGTTAACACCTGAAGAAAAAGACGCTGAATACGCAAAACTTCACAAAGCAAGTGAGACGGACCAACTCACCGGACTCATGAATAGAACCGGGATTGATCGTGCAGCGTACGAAATGGGATACTCAATGCGGGAAGGGGATAAAAACCCTCCTCCCGTCGTTCTGCTTGATCTGGACAAATTTAAAAACGTCAACGACTCTCACGGTCACCAGGTTGGAGATGACGTTTTGCAGAGCGCTGGACTTGTTTTGTCAAACAGACTCAATGATATTGCATTCGTTGGTCGGCATGGCGGCGAGGAATTTTTAATAATTCCCAAGCAAGGAGTTTCGAAAGATGATATATTACAACGTGTCGAGTCTGCCCGCAGTGATTTAAGCAGTATTCCGTTTAATGATGGCAAACTGACCGGCGTTTCGTTCTCCGCTGGATTTGGTGAAGGTGTAAAGGCTGCTGACGATCAGCTTTACAAAGCAAAGGATGCCGGAAGAGCCCAAACTTTTGAAGGGGATAAGAAGTATGAACCAGTACAAAATGCAGTACCTGGACCCGGTGCCGCCCAAGGACCCGCAAGCAGCACAGCAGCGGTTGGAACAGAACAAAAAGATGGTGGAAGCGCATCTGCAGAGCCGACAGCAACCGAGCCTTCCGCAGCAGTCCCCGCAGAAGCAACAACAGCCGGTACCGCAGAACAAACCAAAAGTAAAACCCCTATCAAAAGAGGAAAAGGATCCGGATCTGCACTACCTCTTGAACAGCTCGTCAAATCTGGATCGACAGATGGGAGAGTCCATGCTGAAGATGCGACTCACTTTAAATCGATTGTTGAGAGAAGAGACTCCGCAGCTGGAGCAGTAGTTTCTTTGTCGTCTCGCATTGACGAACTATCCGGACAGCTCGAAGCCTCGAAAATAATATCGAAATACCGCAATGCTTTTTCTCAAAAAGACGTAAATCTCGCAACTGGTGGAAATTCCTCTGATTATCGTGGCAAAGGTGCCCAGAGCGCTGATGTGACAATGCATGATTTCTTTGTAGAAAACAAAGATTTCACTGCAAAAACAGGAATTACCCTTGAAGACTTTAATACCCCGAGTGACTTTGTGGCTTTCGTCAAGGAGTTTCCAACCACTCCGGAAGTCCGCTCTAAAATAAAAGCCGCAAAAAACGAATACGAGGCAGCGCACAAAGCCTATGCCGAGATGTCGCGCCAAGCTGGAGAATATGAAAAGCGGTATTCTAAATCTACATCCGAGGAGCCGACTCTTTTTCAGCGCAAGACCGGGTATGATCCAAATCAGGCCGATATGTTTTCCGGAACAGGTCCAAGCCTGGCTGGGCTGCCTCTTTTTAATGGAGAGAATGTTGCTCCACCTCAGCAGAAAAAAGGTCCTCTGGTGACTGGGGATTTGTTTGAAGGAACAAAGGCTGCTGACACCAGGACGCAAGAAGAAAAGAAGATCGAAGCTCAACAGAGAGAGAAAGATGCTGTCCGCCCTGCAGTCTCGCTCCAGGGGTTGCCGATGTTTGATGCGAACGAGCGGGAAGCGATGATTACGAAGCAGGAGGATTTGTTTAAAAATGTTCCTACTGTAAAAGAGAAAGAAGTACCAAAAAAAGAGGCGATTGTTGAACCTTTAGCGGTCCAAGCTCAGAAATCTGAAAAGACAGAAGAAAAAGCATTTGATCCGGTTATTGTCCCAGGCAAGATGACTTATAGTGCATTTACAGAAACTAAGAAAAAACTCTATAACGGAAAATTGTCAATAGATGATTTTAAAATGACTTTTAGTAAACTGGTTGATTCGGAAAACAACATTAAGGCAGAGTTGTCCACCAATAAAAAAGATGCTCTTCAGAAAATTTATTCGAATTACACCTCGTACATGCGCCCAGGGGAAAATAAAAGTGAATTGATTTCGTCTATCTATCACAGCATGCTTAGTACTTATGGGTTATCCCGGGGAATTGTGCATGATTTTAATGGGACCTATGCTGATTCGGTCAAAAAGATTGTTGATAATACAACACAAAAGGATCTTGATGCTTTTGCAGAGGAGGTTGACAAAAACACTAAAGAATACATTGCCCGGCGCCAGGCGACAATAAAAGCCATTAAAAATCCTGAAACACTTGCAGAATTCAAAACATTCCTTCAATATAAAAAAGTTGAGGATTTAACTCCAGAGCAGCGCCGGACATACGAAGATCTTACCTCTACAAATATAAAGGAAAAACGAAAAGAGGAAAAGATTGACGATTCAACTGTTGAGAAAGTTGACATTGGCGACACCGGCATGCAGCTCATAGAAACAAAGCACACCCAGAAGGGTCACGACTTGTTTGTCGTGCGCCTAAATAACCGTGTTGACAGAGAAATATATAATGACCTGAACGTCAAAGCTAAAAAGCTTGGCGGGTATTACTCTTCTTACAAAGGCAATGGTGCAACCCCTGGATTTCAGTTTACGGAAAAGGCGCAAGCTGAAAAGTTTATGGCTTTGAAGTCTGGAGACGTTTCTAATGCCGACGCTGTTGTCGAGAAGGAAACTGTTAAAACAGTAAAGCGTGCCGACAAGCTAAGGACCAATGCCGAAAAAATAATTGCCAAAGCGGACGAGGGCTTAAACCAGGACCGGCAAACAAACACCGCCCGCCGGGCAGCAATGGCGAGTAGCGCTGATGCCGCTCTTAACAAACAGAAGAGAATAGGCAAGACGATGCTGAACATCGCCGCTGCCATTGATGCTGGAGAGGTTAAATTTCTTGATGGAGTCAGCGCAAAAACCCATATTGAGCAACTTGACGGATTAGTTAACGAAGCGAAACGCAATGAGGTTAATCTAAAATACCCGACATATTCCGAGCGAGAGAAGCACGAAGGGGAACCTGCCACAGAAGAAACAATTGATAAGTTAAATGCGTCAAAGGCTTATTATCCAAATTTGTGGGCAGAAAACTTGAGTGACCTCTTTAAGAAAGTGGAGAGCAGGCCCGGGTCTAAAGCGGCAATAAAAAAATTGTATTTTAGATTAGTTGGAAAGGACAGCGGAATTCAGGTAATTAAAGATCAGTCGGAAATAGATGCGCTGGAAAAACTTACCAGTCTGTTGAGTGAAAATGATGCCAAATACAACCAGATTGTTGATGCGCTTGAACGCCACAGGCGCTTAAAGACAATGGGTTTTGAAAATCCAATAATGCTTTCTTCCGCTTTGAGAGAATATGTAAAATACCGGGGTAAGGCTCCTGTTGTTGATAAAATAAAAGAGCTTGAGCGTAGTCTTATCGGTAAAAATGTTGGGGTAGATTTTTTCCCAACACCAAAACCAGTTGCAGAGCAAATGGTTCGGGATGCTGGAATTACCGAAGGGATGAAGGTTCTTGAGCCGAGTGCGGGTAACGGAAACATTGCCGATGCGATAAGGGCTGCAGGGGTTAAGCCGGACGTTGTCGAAATAAGCAGCAGCCTAAGGGAGCTTCTGCAAGCAAAAGGATATAATGTTGTCGAACATAATTTTATGGATTACAACGAGGGAGGATACGACGCCATTGTTATGAATCCTCCTTTTGGCGGTGGTGCCGACATCGAGCACGTAAGGCACGCATACGATCTTTTAAAGCCAGGCGGAAAAATCGTTGCAATTATGGGAGAGGGAGCTTTTTTCCGGTCAGACAGAAAAGCCTCTGATTTTAGAGATTGGCTTGAAGAGGTAAATGGTAGCGAAGAGAAGTTGCCGCAAAACACCTTTCAAGACAAAACATTGATGAACACGACCGGGGTGAACGCTCGGATTGTTAATATAACAAAACCCGAGTCCTCCGCCCTCTTCCAGCGCAAGGAACAATCTCAAATCTATACCACAGAATTTAAAGCCTGGTTTGGCGATTGGGAGAACGATTCGGAAAATGCGAGCAAGGTTGTGGATGAGAGCGGGAAGCCGTTGGTGGTGTATCATGGGACAGATAAGAATTTTACAGAATTTAGAACTGGATTAAATAAAGTAAAGGGTGAACAAGGGATGTTTTTTTCCACAAACCCAGAGATAGCTTCTAAATATTCTGGGTATGATGAACTTTTTCCATCTAAAAATATCGGATCGGTAAAACCAGTTTATTTAAACATAGAAAAATTAAAAACTGTTGATTTAAAGGGTGGAAAATATGGGCGTGCAGAAATAATAAATAAAGCAAAAGAAGAGGGCTTTGATGGCATTTTACTAAAAAATCATTACGATGCCGGGGGAGTTCAAGACCAATATGTGGTTTTCTCCCCAAACCAAATAAAAAGCGCAACCGGCAACACTGGAGTGTTCAATCCATCCAATCCCGACATTCGATTTCAACGAGGAGAACAATCCCCCAATGACACCCAATTCCACCGATCAGGACGCCCCACACTTTCAACTGAGCAGCCGGGCAAAACTGCAGATCCTTTCCAGTTTGGCGCAATCTCTGCGCTTGCCAAAGCCGCTGCGAACCAGGGCGTTTCAATTGGACCTGAAAATATTCAGGTGGTCGATGCAGCACCACAAAGCGCGGGTTTTATTGGGCTGGCTCAACGAGTCTTTGATGTCCCGATCAAAACCATTAAGCTGACCAGAGAAGCGCAAAAGCTCTCCGACATGTTCAACGGGTTCCGCCACAACGGGGTTGTCTATCTCAACGATAGCAGCACTGACCCCTCTGTCTACGTGGTAATGCATGAAGTCCTGCACGATATTTTCGCAAAGCAGCCATACCTTAAAACGCGCCTGATGGATTTTTTCCAGAAGCAGTTTACCGATTCCGGAAACGCAGCTGCACTGCGCGAGGCAGAGTGGTACCGCTCCCTGATGAAATCAAAAGAGCTGACCCAAGGCATGAAGGATATTGGCGTTGAAGAGGTGATTGCGAACTACCTGGCGGACAGCTCGACCGATCCGAAATTCTGGGATGCGGTGCATGCGTATTCTCAGCCACTGGCACGCCGGCTGCTGCAAAAAATCGCGGAAGTGATTGACCGGATACTGCGCGCTGCAAAGGTCTACCGTAGAACGTCAGAGGGGTGGTTTAAAGACGCTCAGGCCGTGCGGGGTGAAATGGTAAAGATGATGGCTGCAGCGGTGCGTGGAGCGAGCCGGGAAGAGTTTTATGGGGCTGTTAGGGAAGCTCTGTTCATGAGGGATGGCTCTGGACAGCAGCAGGATCAAACACGTACCGCCGAGTTTAAGCGATGGTTTGGCGACTGGGAGAACGATCCGGAGAATGCAAGTAAGGTGGTAGATGAGAACGGAAAACCACTTGTGGTTTATAGAGGTGAGCATGGCAAAGTAAGAACTAAGGTTCGCACTACGCACTTAGTACCGACAACTGATGAAAAATCGTTGCTTGAAGAAATCGGAGATGTGCCCAGCTCACTTATTCAAACCGCTCTGGGGTCGGTGTCTTTTGTTAATAATCCAGAAACTGCAGCGACCTATGCTGAAAGCCCTAATAACAGGGAGTTGTCTAAAACCGCTGAACAACCAAGGGTAATCCCGGCATACCTATCAATTAGAAACCCTGTTATCCAAAATTTAGACGATCCCTTTGTTGAGATGGGTGACATTGTAAAGGCGATTGGTATTGACAAGGCAATTAAAATCGCAATTAAACATAGTTACCAAATAGAGCTTACCAACAATTGGGATGAAAACTTTTCAGAAAAATATAGTAGCGTTGAAGAGCTTTTAAGGAAGTCACCGAAAAGAATAAAAGAATTATATCTTGACGCTTATTTTGTTTTTGATGATATTGACGCAGTTAGATATTTTAAAGATGCTGGCTATGATGGTGCAATACACATGGGCAATGGCGAAAGCATGGACGATATTGAGTATAAAGTATTTTCCACAACCCAAATCAAATCCGCCACCGGCAACACTGGAGCATTCGATCCGTCAAATCCGGATATCCGCTATCAGCGCAACAACAACACCCTCAACGATCAAAACGCCCGCACCCTGGCCGCTGAATACGGGTTAAGTTTTGTCGGCATGCAGGAAGGGGTACCCGGATACCCAGGCACCGCACTATTCAACGACAAAAACGGCAACACCTTCGCAGCCCGCACCGAGTCAGAGCTTGAGTCTCGGGTATCTGAAATGACTGACGGCGTTCTGTTCCAGCGCCCGATCGCAGATACCTTCTATTCTCCAACCCTCAAAGCCGTGCAAGCACTCAAGCAGGACCGCGGAACCGGTGACCAGTTCTTTGCTATGATCTCAAAAGCGCCAGGGGTGAAAGAGTCGGAGTGGAAGTGGATGGGGTTGGATGATTTCCTGAAGGGGAAGCAGAGCGTCACGAAAAAAGAGATTGAAGATTTTGTTCGGCAGAACCAGGTAACGGTGCAGGAAAAATATAACAAACAAGGTGATAAAAAAATACCCTTTGAAGGGCTGTCCGATGAAGAGGTTGCTGAGCATTATGAAAACTATATGGACCAGGAGATCCCTTTAGGCGCAACAAGGCAAGAGCTGATTGATGAGATGGTCGAAGCGAACGAAAATGACATGGGTGGAGAGCGCGCAGAAGTGGAAACAAAGTACCAGCAATACACCCTCCCTGGTGGAGAGAATTACCGGGAAGTGCTGCTGACATTACCATTAAAAGTTGTTCGCCCTGCCACTGAAAAAAGTTTTAAGGTTGTTGAGAATGGCTACAAATCCTCCCACTGGGAAGAACCCAACGTCATTGCCCACACCCGCCTTGACGATCGCACCGGTCCAAATGGCGAGAAGGTTCTTTTTGTCGAAGAGATCCAGAGCGACTGGGCGAGGGATGTGAGAGATAAGGGTGTGCGTCAAAATCCTGTTAATGAATTGCCCTCTGACTATACCTTCAATGAAGTTGTTGTCAAGGAGGCTCCAAACGGATGGTCGGACACAAGGATTGACGTTAAAGATGGAAGTGGAAATATTGTTTGGAAAGAATATAATGGCACAATTGAGTCTGCCAAAAAAAATGCTCTCATAGACCTAAACCACAACATGAAATTAAAGGGTGTTCCCAACCAGCCCTTCCTCAAAAACTGGCAAGAGCTCACCCTCAAGCGCATTCTCCGCATGGCAGCAGAAGAGGGATACAACCGGGTTGCGTGGATTAATGGGGAGCAGACTGCGGACCGGTATAACCTCGCAAAAGTTGCTGAATCTATAAATCATAGTAAAAATGCAGACGGAACATACAACTTTCATGTTACCGATAAAATAGGGAGGGACATTCTTGATAGAATGAATGTTCCTGAAAGTGAATTGGCAGGTATTTTTGGAAAAGATGTGGCAAATAAAATTGTCAATAGAGATGGTGAGTTTGATAAAAGAAGAGATTATTCCTTTTTCACAAATAGAGGAAGCGCTGTTGGTGAGGTGTTTAAAGATGGAAGATGGTACATTAAATGGCAGGATGGATCCGAGTCAGGAACATATTTATCAAAAGAGGATGCGGCACGAGAGGCCGACCATGTCACACGAAACTATGTACTGTCACCAGAGCATAATCGCCCAAAAATATTAAAAGGAACAGATCTTAAAATCGGCGGAGAGTGGGCCCACAATCTCTACGACGTGCAGATCCCCAAGTTTTTCGAGAAGTACGGGAAAAAATGGGGAACCAAGGTTGAGCCAGTCTCCCTTGGTCGTGACGCCATGCCCATGCCAACGCAGGACAAATACCGTGGTGGATATTTTATTACGCAAGATGGACCGCATTTTGACACCATAGAAGAGGCCAGAGAGTGGAGTATTAAAAATTCTCCAACCCAGCAGTCCATCACCATCACCGACGAAATGCGCGATTCCGTCATGCACGAGGGTCAACCCCTCTTCGCCCGCAGAAAACAAGAGCTCCTTCCCGACGGATCGGTGCCCAAGAAAAAGTACGTCTCCACAAAACTCCGTCGCCCCAAGGCAGAACAGATTGCCGCCCAGGAGCAGATCGAGGATCTCACGCAGTACATTAAAGACCGCTTTAAGGTGCCAGATATTGAAGGGGTAACTGAAGAGCGCCGGCCTTTATTTGAAAAGCACTGGGACAATATTGCAACCCGGGCCGAACTTGAAAAAGAACTGATGCAGTATGAGATGTATAGCGATGCGGTGAATTTCAAATATCATCACGAGGGTTTAATTAAAAAAGAGCTCAAGCGCAAAGAGATTCAGCAGAAAATATACGACTATGCCCGCAAAATCAACTTGGTCGGAGAGCCCCGCAACCAGGTTGACACCCTCATGCTGCGCACTACTGGCACTTCAAGGAACTTCTTCAAAGCGCTCAACATTATGGATACTGTAATGGAAAAGCGCCTGCAGGCCAAAGCCCTGGAAGAGGTCCGGCTTAAATTTGACGCCACCCGCAAGCGCATTGCTGCAGCCCGGGCAGGAAGACAGCCTGCGCCCTGGACAGCGGAGCACACTGAGGCGGTTGAAAAGTATCTGGACCAGTTTATGTTTATGAGCGCCAAAGAGGAAAAAGCCTACGAGGAGGCGATGGCGTCCCTGGAACAAAACAAAGAAAATTTTGATCCGGAAGACGCTTTAGGATACGACTCCAAGGAACTTGCGGCACTTACTGAGATGGTCAAGAAAAATCTTCTCGGCATGAGTAGCTCTGATTTATTAAATGTAATGGCAGAGCTAACACAAATTGAGCGGACTGGGAAAACTGCCAAGATGCTGGCAGATGCCCAAGCTGCAGCAAAGTTGGCGAGTGACGGTTTCTTTGCTGGAGTAGAGATCCGGAGAGTTACCAAAAACAGCGAAAAGTCTTTGGCCGAACGATCGCTAGGAAGAAAAGAGCGGGGACTTGCCAGAAACGCAAAAGAATTCTTCATGGACACCATGGATCCACAACGTGTAATTGAGTGGATTACTGGTAATTTCACTGAAGCGGGCCGGCGGGAAGCGTCGGTATTTAAACAAAATACCTGGAATAAACTTCGGGATGCGTCGGTCAAAAGCGTCGATAGTATGATAAAGGCAACTAAGCACATTAGAGAAATTCACAAACCCCTAGTAGATGCGATGAAGAGCTTACCATTAAAGTATGCAATCAAAGCAGAATTTACCGATGGGGTAAACGACAGAAAAATACCACTACCTGGGCGTGTCGAAACTCACGAACTGACGCTCAACGAAATGATGTTCGTGTATGCAAATAGTAAAAATGAGGGAAACATTCTACACTTGTTCGGATCCGGATGGACCCGGGAGGGGATGTTGCAGGTTGAGAACACTATACCAGAGGTAGCCAAAGATGTTGTAGATAAAATGCACCGGTATTATGATGTTGTGCAGTACCCTAAAATGAACGGTGTTTTCCGTCGTTTGTTTGGGATTGATATGCCAAGGATAGAAAATTATTTCCCGATCCGCAATCTTCTTAGTGCGAAGGTTGAAGACTCTATGCTCTCTGAGATGCTTGCCCGCTTCTCAAATAAATCCAGCGTTCAAAAGGGCATGACCAAAGCCCGCCAGGGCAGCGCTGCGCCCTTCAGGGAAATGGATTATATGGGTGTGGTGTTCGCCAACCTGCGCCAGTCAGAACATTTTGTTGCCAATGCAGAGGCAGTGAGGGATGTTCGGAAATTTCTCAATTACGACGATGTCGCCCAGGCTCTCGCCAACCGCGACAAGGATTTTGACGCAAAAGCATGGTCCAATGATTTTCTCAAAAGAATGGCGTATGGCAAGGTTGAAGCAATACGGTCTGATGCTGTTGCAAAAACAGCGGATGCACTGCGGTATTACTATTCGTGCTATGCCCTGGGCTGGAATCCGAAAACTTGGGTAAAGCAGTGGAGCTCTCTTTTCGTTGGTGGCAAGTATGTTGAAAACAAAGCCCGGCTCGCTCAGTCTGCGCTTAAAATGATGGCTCAGCGCGGGAATATGATTGAGGACATTAAAAGTAAATCCTTGTTCATGAAAAACCGCAATTCCCGTTTTGAGCGAGAGATTCAGGAAATGTTCGACAAGCATGAGTCAACCATGTTCTTGAACACCACAGCTGAAGTTATGAATAAAATCCGCCAGGTTTCAATGTGGGGCATTTCTACGAGCGACATGATATCGAGCTCAATATTGTGGGATGCAAAATACACTGAGGAAATTAACAAGGGTATTCCCCAGGAGCAGGCGGTACGCAACGCAGACGAGGCCATCGAAAAGAGCTTTGCTGGTGGTGGGCTTGCCTACCTGACACGCGGACAAACTTCCCAGGGGCTCACACGGTATCTGACAATGTTTACCTCTGACTTGGCAAAAGCGATGAACACCCAGTACGAGACTATGAGAACCGCCCGGCAAAACGGGTTGAGTAAAACCGCCATTGCAGTGATGATGACCAGCCTTATTCCTGCAGCGCTGATATTTACAGTTGACACCTTTGATCCGGAGAAATTCAAGGATGATCCAGAAGGGTTTCTCGGCTATATTTTGTCGCAAATATACGGAGCGTTCCCGCTGTTCAATCAAATTGGGGATGGGCTATATAAAAACCTGGTGGCGGATCCGATCCGGAAATTGCGCGGCGCTCCAACAAAACCGCTATTCCAGGGCAGTTCCTCCATTAAAATTCCATGGATGGATATTGCTGATGAACTCTACAGCGCTGCTGGTGCCGTTAAAAAGGCGATTGGCACCAAAGAGGGTGACGATGTCGGGGAGGCTGTTGGAAAAGCTGTTAAGGCTTCGGTTGGTGCCGCTGGAATGCTTACCGGATTACTGCCCAGGCAACCGATAAACACCGCGCAAGCTGCGTATGGATTGATAACTGGCACAGAAGACGATTGGCGCCGGCTCCTCTACTCTGCCGGATCTTTGAAAGATATGAGTATATCGGGCGGGGTTGCCCGCGGGATCCTTGGAAACAAAGAAATTTCCGCAGAGCAGTACGGGGAAATGTCCGATGCGCAACGAGAAATTGTTGATCAGAAGATTCAAAAAATAATTGAGAAAAAGGAGCGCTTGGACGAATTGAAATATTCCCGTGAATAAAAACACAAATTAATTTGATTTTAATGTAAATTATTTATAGTATTAAGGGAGGCTCACATGATCGACACTATCGGAACAGCCGGAATCGCAATAATCAACGCCATAACTGGCGCCCTGCCAGCTGACGCAATACTTTCGCAGATCGTTGTGGCGCTGTGGTCCGGCGTATCAATGCTGATCGGCTACGCTCTCACCCGCTTTATGAAATGGGCGCTTAATAAGGCCCCGACAACCTGGTACTGGAACCCCGTCACAAAGAAATTCATTGTCAAATGGTACTGGCAGCTGGCAGCAACATTCTTTGGCAAATCTGCCCTGTATTACAACGCAGTAGCAGCCGATGAGGTAATGCAGCCTGTTCTCGACGCCAAGATTGTAAAGAAGGTTGTTGGAGAGTCGGAAGTTTTGAAAGCAGCATCCGAGGCGCTTGAGGTACTGACTGCCGACACAAAAATAGTCGAGAGGTAAACCGTGGCTACCTTGTTGATAATGCACAACAGATACTCGCTCTTTGACACGTTCGAGGATGAGGGCAACCTTTTGAGCCACGGATCAACAGAAACTCCGGTATCTGAAATACTGCAATACCTAAAGCCTAACGACACCTTGCACATAACAACAGAGGTATTCGAGAATGTCACAAGTCTTAACCATTGAATATTTTCAAAAAAGTCAAGAGGCTTGCCAAAATAAGTTTGGGGCAAAACTTGAAAATGCTGTTGGATACGCAGCGGCTTCGAAGCGACTTTGTGAGGCTAACGAGCACGAGATATTTGAGGTTAAGACAGAGTTAACCGACATTAAAAGAGACCATGCTGTCGATAGGGAAATTGTCAAAAATGCAACAGATAAACTTGATACAGTTGTTAAATTCAGCAAGATAATCGCCGGATTAATGGCAGCCATTTTTGCGGCAATTTCTGGCGGGTACGGGTTGATATGGGCATTTTGGTGCAGTCCAGCAGGTAAAAGTATAATCGGGGCAGCTTTACAGGTTAGCTCAAAATAATGTACCGCTGCATAAAGCACAAAACAACCGGTCCTTGCATGAAATGTTTTGACGACACAATAAAGGAGAATTTATCAGTTATGGCCACAAAATCAGAATGCGCACCGCTAATATGGAATAAATTTACACCGAAGCAAAAAGAAGTTTGGCAACAGTTGTATCGTGCATTCCTTGAACCTATGAATTTTCACAAAGATTGGGGATGTAAGTGCAACAGGGTAAAGCAGAGTGTAACGGCTCACAATATGGCGTGTGAAGGTGTTTTGACTCTTAATCACATAGGGATGCTGCCCGGAAAAGCAACGGTTAAAAAAGAAAAATAACCCGGCCCGACCGCACCATACCGGCACCCGTGCACGGGTCTATGTCGGCCAGTGATAGTAAAAAGGGTCACAAACGGGATCGGGTGGGGTTTTACAGATATTGGCAAACAGTTATAGCCTCCTCCGCAGGGCTTTGCGGATGCGAAAGCATAGTGAAATGGAAAACAATGCGGTGAAATTCCGAGCTTGCCAACTTTTACAAACTGATCATATTGCTGATGTCGGCAAAATGATGGACAAAATAACAAAGGAGCACGACAATGGACGCAATCTACAAAACACTAGCAAAAGCAATCCCGCAGGGACTACGGCAGTACATTCTACGCATGATGTTTGCGCAGTTGCACACTAAAATTGACGGGATTACCGCAGCAGACAGACAAGAACTGATCGATGGCGTAAATGCTCGTGTGGGAATAAAAAACAGCACTGTGCGCAAAATCGAATCGGCATCGCTTGAAATTATCGTAACAGCTGCGCAGGCAGCTTTTGACGTTGTGAAACTATAAGCCAGTTGACGAAGAGCCAATACCCAGCGGAACGGATTTCTTGACCGCTCTCCGTGGTGAATGTGGGAGTACTGGCGTTTTTTGGAATAAAAAGGATGGTAGATAAATGAAGAAAATAATTGCAGGGTTGTTGCTGGCACTGTGCGTGGTGAACGGGTGGGGGGCAAATTGGTATGTAGATAATGCCGCCTCAGGATCGAACAATGGAACGTCATGGGCAAATGCTTGGCAGAGTTTTTCTGCTATTGTCTGGGGTGGTGCTGGTGTTGTTGCTGGTGATTCACTGCTTATCTCTGGAGGAACAACTGTAAAACGATATTCTGGAATGCTTGAAGTTGGTGTTTCTGGGACAACCAATAGCAACATAATAATTACTACTGGTAAAACCGCTAACCATAATGGTTTAGCAATTATAACGCAGTCAAACTCAGGGACAGTTACAAATAATGTTAAAATTCAAAATAAACAAAATATCATAATAGATAAAATGGAATTTGATAGTTGCTTGAATAGCGGTGTTTTAATAACAAATTGCAAAAATATTACAATAAGAAACTGCAAATGTTTTTATTGTGCGTATAATGATGCGTCAGAGGCAGGTGTGTACTTAGGGACTGATACAAACACAATTATAAAAAAAACTGAAATAACAAAATGCACTGCTGATGGATTGCGATTAAATGCCGCTAGAACTGTTTTAGTTGACAGTTGTACGATCCACGACAATGAAACCGATGGAATTAAAGATGGTGGATACAATATAACAATTAGCAATTGCCGAATATACAACCACACCAGCACTGAAAATCATGGTGACGGCATGCAAATAATGTCGTTTCCTGACACGTTTATAGTCAAAAATTGCATTTTTTATAACAACACACAGAATGTGTACTTTGAACCACTTCCAGGAGTTTTGGGTGGCGGGTCAATATTTTTTTATAACAACGTAATTTACAATCCAATACCGGGGTCTGATGGTTTAGGTGGATGGTACAATGGGGTAATTTTTACACCATTCGATCAATCAATACGATCAGTGTATGTTTTTAATAATGTTTTTTGCAACATGAATGGTGGAGCTGGTGGATTGAGTTTATCTAATTCCGCCCCCAACGGAATAGACACAGCCTACATAAACAATAATATTTTTTATAATTCAATTGTTACTATTTACAACACAGTAATTAAATCAAAACTTGTTTTTGATTATAATAATTATTATAACGCAAACCGATCTTGGTATTTGCCGGGGTTTACAAATTTAACTGACTATAAATCCGAACATCCAGAAAATGAGGAAAATGGCTTTTATGCGTATCCTGTTTTTGCAGATACTGGTGCGCATGATTTTAAATTGCAATCTACCTCACCGTGTAGGGACACCGGATTAATAATAACAGCCAAAGAGGAAAAAACATTCAATTATGATTTTTTTGGCAATGAAAGATCTGCAACCGTTAAATGGGATTTAGGCCCATATAATTATTACACATATACAAATAAACGCGCACTAATAACAATCGTAAGGTAAGTTAAAATATGAAAAAGTTAATTTTGTTTTTGTTGCTATTTAGTGTGAATGCTTATTCGTGGACTGATGATTTTAACAGAACCGATGCTAATCCTATTGGCGGGAACTGGTCAACTCAAAGCGGAAGCGATGGAGATTTACGAATTGTATCCAATACTGTTAGAGGGCAATCATCTTCTGGATCATATCAGGCGTATTGGAACGCAAACACACCAGATAATGCACAATATTCTCAGATAAAAATAGTATCAGGAACAACCGCCGCAGTTGCAGTAAGAATGAGCACATCAGCCAGTACATATTATATGCTGTATCAGCCTAACGCATACAATCTCATTTTGTACAAGGTAACTGGTGGTTCGTATGATCAAAAGGAAAGTTATGGAATGACAGAGATCGTAGGTGGAGATGTAATTAAATTAACAGCATCAAACGACACCCTTAGATCTTATTACAACGGGACATTAATTGGTACATACAAAGATGCAACGTCTCCTATTAACAGTGGAATGGTCGGGTTGAGATTGCGAGAATCTGCTGTTTGTGACGATTGGGAGGGTGGTAATTTAGTAACATGCACCCCATCAACAATAACCAGACACGCCACAATAATTGACACGGTAGGTAATGTCGGGCGCTTTGGGCATGCCACAGCAAACGCATACGACTCAATTAATCTGATTGGATCATGGCCTGACAGCTCTGTAATGCTCGCTAAGTTGACAAAAGATACTGTTTCCTATCATTGGAAAATTAAATCTGCAAAAGCAGGTTACCAAATTAGAGCGTATAGCTGCGCTGGTGCAAATACCGCTGACGCATACGATACAATAACGGTGGTTGGGTGGACAGGCACGTATACATCGCCAGTAGTTGACACTGTTGACGTTGCAGCTACTCATTCGCCAAGTAGTGTTGTTGCTGCTGATTCGTTTACATTTTCAAATTTACCAAGCGGCGCAACTGGCAGCAAAACCACTGGAGTAATTTCGTGGACTCCTACAAGCGTTGTATCAAAAACAGGAGTAAAAATAATCGCATGGTATAAACAGACTAAATCAGATTCAACCTATGATACTATTTCCTCAACTTTCGGGATAGTATACGCTGATTCTGTTGCGCCTGATTCTGCATCATATCTTGATACAGTAAAATTTTACGGTAGGGCTTTCGGCAATACTCAAGGCTCATCAACAATTACAGTAGGAGACTCTACACCGACAATTACGAGCTGGACAAACAAGCTGATAAAAATTTTACTGCCAAAATTGGATGTTGGGTTAGTAGATTTTATTATAGGTGATGGCGTAACGTCTGATACGATTTTAAACGGATTATATGTTAAAGGTTCATCAGGCCCCACAATCACCACCCAGCCCCAGAGCCTAACTCGCTACGTCGGGCAGACGGCAACGTTCTCGGTGGCGGCTACGGGGACCGGGACGCTCGGGTATCAGTGGAAACTTGGCGGCTCTAATATCACAGGCGCAACAGGCACGAGCTACACTACCGTGGCGCTCGTGAGCGGGGATAATGGCGGGAGTTACACCTGCGCCGTGACGGATGATAACGGGACTACGACGAGCAGTGCGGCGGTGCTGACGGTTAAACCATGGACTGTGACTGTTACTGATTTTCCGGTCCGCACAATCTATCAGCGAAAACAGTCGAATGGTATCCCTGGCGGCACGTCTCGGAAAATCGTATTCACTGGTAAAGACAGCAGCGCCAACCAATCCACATATTTACAGGCGCAAATCAAACACCTCGCAGGCGATGTTGTGACCGACTGGACAACGATCAAAACTAATCCGACTGACGGCGCTTATACCTGTACCCTGACCGTACCGATGGGATGTTGGTATACTGGCTCTGTGAGGCTGTCAGACGGTACGGTGGCCGCACAGACAAACCGCTGGGGTATTGGCGATGTATGGGTGATTGCAGGACAGAGCAACGCTGCGGGGTATGGTAGCATCGTACCGGAACGTGATACAGCCTCAGATAGCAGCAGCAACGGGACAAACGGGACTTGGACCAGTACTAGATATATCGACCCTTGTCGTGTGTCCTACGGGGCATCTATGGCACCTCAGTTTATCCGCAGGATGGTTGACACGTATAAAATGCCAATTGGTATTATCAACGTGGCGGTTGGATCAACCGGACTTTGGGAACCATCTCCTACAACGTCGAATTGGGATTATCGGGGCAATACAGATCATTTTGATAGCACAAATGGAGCATACCCTCGGTCAGTCAATTACATACGGCAGGCGGTAGGGGTTGACTCTAATTTTATTGGGATGATATGGTACCAGGGAGAAAATGATGCTGGCCGCAGCGTAACCAAAGCAAATTATAAGGCGCAGTTTGACACATTGCACCGCTGGTTTAAAGAGGACGTTGGATATGGCACCATGCCGATGTTTATTTGCCAGATTGCCCGCATGGACGGTATTCCAAATGATGATTTGCAGGTTATACAGGATGCGCATTATGAGCTAGAGGATTTTACCAAACAGCGGTATATGGTTGCGGCCTGCTGGGGATACGGACAAAAAGTGGACCTTATACACGTAGATTGGTACGGGCAGGACACTCTCGGACAGGTTGCCGCACGTAGGGTAATAAAATGGTTTGATGGATCAATACAGCCTTATCCAGTGATTACTGGAGTAGGAACAACGACGCTACGGGGTGTTTCTCTGACCACTACCGGAACCGCAAGCAGCAGCGCAACCGCTCTGTCGGCTGCAAAGATTTTCGTTGACGGGGTTGAGAAACGGATTGTTTCGGCCACTGGTGAGGGTAGTTCTTTTAGGATCAATACTTCTGACACTCTCAAAGGTACGAATGGTAGGCTTATTTACGGATTTGGAAACATGCCGAATATCAATAATGTGAACACTGATGCAAATGGTTTGTTCTTTCCACAGAGATATGACACTCTATCGTTTACGCCTTATGCAGGGGCAAGCCAAGATTCAATTGGCGGGCTTCCAATAAATGACCTTGAATTATGCTTTCCGTTTGGCGCATGGGCACAGGGCAACGGCAAGAGCAGCTTTACCACTGGCACAATGCCCAGCT